AGCCCAGGGCACCAGGACCTCACGCGTCACCTCGGGGTCGAGGTAGGCGAGATCAGCCAAGACCCTCTCGTTCTCCCGTTGCGGATTCTCGATACCCAGAAACTCGTCGCGGGCCGTCTCCAGGGAGATCAGCTTCTTGTCGGTGAGCAACGCCGCCAGCTGCGCCATCTGGACGCGGTCTCGCGGTGCCACCTTGCGGAACCTGACCACGGTGCGGGTGCCCACGGCAGCCACGAGATCTGGGGTAATGGCATTCCCCGACACCAGACGCCCCGTCAAGGGATCGCGCACTAGATACCCCACTGGGCCATCATGGAGATCCCGAATCAGCTCCAGAGCACGCTGGTTCACCTGCTCGATCACTTGCTCCAACACCCGCGTCAGCGGGTGCAGCGTATCCATGGCAGCATCAGTCTGGAGCGTCAGCGCAAAGCCGGAGCCTTGGCCCACGCCCCAGAGGACACCCGGCAACCCTCCCTTCTCCACGTCATCCACCAGCGCCTGCATCACCGGCGCCGCATTGGCCGGGTTGGGAGTCACCTGGAGCACATCCACCCGCTCCCTGTCGAAGTAGAGGAAGTTGGTGGCACCCGCCGACAGCTTGATGGGCTGCGGGTTGTCAGGGCGGGCCGGATCGTAGTAGTAGACGGTGGGCGGGTTGGCGACTCTGGCCACCTCCGTCGCGAGTTGTGAGATGAGACGGTTCAGTTGGCGATAGGCTCGCTTGATGCCATGGAAGATGGAGACGCCCACCTCTTGTGTCCAGTGCTGCTGGTCACGGAAGGTGGCCCGGATGGGAGCTCCCAAACCGGTGGCGACAATCCAGGGCACGAAACCATACCCATGCTCCGTGGGTGGCTTGATCTCGATTCCATCCACCTCCAGCGCATGCCACCAGTCGTCGTAATAGGCCTGCACCTCGACAATATGATCCTCATCGCGCCCCGAGAGTGCCTTCTCCGCCTCGGGCCACTCATCCAGGATCTCCCCTACCGTTGCCCAGTAGCGGTGCACCACGTAACGGAGCCCGTTGGTTCCCAACTGTGGGTAGACCTGCCGCGGGTCACAGACATGGAGCTCCACCGGCAGCTCCCCCGCCGGTGCATCGGCGTTGTAGGAGATCCGGATGGTCACCCATCCCCGCAGGCAGAGAAAGTGGGCGATGTCGCGGAGCAGCGGGCCATGTAGCCCTTGCATCCAGCGACGGTCCCAGACCTCCCAGGCATAGCGCAGGAAGTCCTCGATGGCCTGAGCCGCCTCCCGCAACCGGCTGTGCGGCGGCACGGCATCGATGGATGGCAGCTGCTTGGACAGAATCGACGATGCCTTCTCCACCAGCACCCACGGGATGTTGCGGATCACCACCTCTCCCTCGCCCTGGGGGATATCGGTCATCCGGTAGAGCGAGAGATCTTCATCCATCCGCTGGTCACGGAGGGCCCAGAACTCCGTGGCGCGCTGCACCAGTGTCTGGATCTGTTCCCGCGTCGGCTTGCGCCGCCGAGGGTGCCGCTCCTCCTCCTCGGTAGCCGAGGGCTCCAACAGCCCTTGCACCTCGGCCATCCCCTCGGCGATCCGCCACAAACCCTCTGGATTCTCTTCTGGAGGCTGCGGGGGCAGTACCATGGCCCCTCCTTTCTCACCATTGGTCATACGCCATGCGCCGGACCACTGGCTCAGGGCGCTCCAGGCGCCGGAACGGTGGCAGGTTCACGAAGAAGTACTCCACCGCGCTGCGCAGATGCGAGGTCCCATCATGAATGGGCCTGCCACGCTCATCCTTGCGGGCCCGGCTCATCGCCTCATCGACGAGGGAAGCATCGACAGCACTCCCTGGGTTCACATTGACCACCACGCGCCGGATCCCGATTTCGGTGAGTTGCTTGCGGGTAAGATAATCCCGCGCCTTCTGGTTGGTGAAGACGTAGATCCCATGCTGCTTCAAGATGTCCAGCACCGAGAGCCCAGTCCCCACATGACGGTTGCCCCCTGCTGGATCACCGAAGTGGATCGGCTTGGCCCACTTGCGGTGGGCCTGGATCTTGGCCCTCTCGTCCATGCTGTAGAGGTGCTCCCGCTCCGGCTCCAGCTCCCCCGTCACGAAGGGGATGAACCAGTCCACCGGCATATCGCGGCGCTGGATGGCATCGAGGCAGACCACCTCATCCCGCTCACGATTGACCTGCCACCAGATGATGCAGGTGGTGTCGAGCCCGAAGTCCCAGCTGCAGTAGAGCAGCGCATTGGGATCATACTCCCGCTGCTCCCGCCGCACTCCCTGCCACCCCGGGTAGACCAGATCCCCCTGGTCCACGTAGGGATCCATCTCCAGCTCCTGCAGGATCTCCTCCCGCGTCTTGCGCTCCAGCTGCCGCTGGTACCAGGCCTCATCCTTGCGGGGATGCAGGCGCCAGTGCAACTGGAGGCGGGGAATCTGGCCTGACTCCCAGAGGCGCCAGAACAGGTTGTCGGCCCCGTTGACAGTGGAAACGGCGATGCGACACCGTGTGGCCTCGGAGGCAGAGCGCCAGGCCCGCTCCTGGGTATTCTTCTCCCAGTGCGCCAGCTCATCGATGAAGATCACCGAGAACCGCCCCTGGCGCCCAAAGTTCCCCTGCGACGACTCCCCCTTGATGGCGGAACCGTTAGCGGGATTGATCAGCTTCATGTGGAAGCGATGCTTGCGTGGCAGGAACCCCTCAGGCTTGAGCCAGCTGGGCAGCCGCTCCAACATGTAGTCGAGCCTGCCGAAGTGGGAATCCGCCAAGCGATTATCCACCAGGTCCTCGGTACGGGATCCGATGAGAGCCTGAAAACCTTGGTCGAAGAGCCAGTGCCAGAGTAACCAAGCCATCGCCACCCAGCTGGCACCCATGTCGCGAGACTTCAGGACGATCCCATCTTCCTGGTTGCGATAACGCTCCTCGTACCAGCGGATGAGATCCACCTGGAACTCGTAGAGGATGAAGGGGAGATGCGGCGTCTTGCCACTCTCCAGTTCACGAGGGTCGAAGGTCCACAGAGCGAAGTTGCAGAACCAGGCTGGATCCTCGCGACAACGGCGGCTGATCTCCTCGCGCAGCATGGGATCCCGGTGCGCCTGCACTGTCAAGAGGCCACGCTCCCGCAGAGTGGGTGGGCGGTCCGGGATCAGGATCCCGCCTCGTGGAGACGCGCTAGCCACCGTGCCCACTCCTCCTCCGATGCATCCTCCGGCGGCAGGGCCCCCATGAGCTCCTGATCCCGCTCTTGCCGCTGCTCCGTCTCCCGCATGATCTCCCGCGTCATGGTGGTGGTGGAGAGCCTGACGATGCCGACTCGGTCCAGCCAGGTCTCGATAGCCTTGAGCTTGATCTCCTGACGCCCTTCTTGGAGCAGCGTCACGAACTGTTCCAGCACCAGCGGGGCCAGGACCGCCAGATCCTCCAACACCCTGGTGCGCAAGGTGGCGAGGTTGCGGAGCTCCTTCTCTTGCTGCTCCGCGTCATAGAGCTGCGCCTGCTCATACCAGCGATCCTCGCGAGACCACCGGTACAAGAGCTCCTTGTTGGTGGTGGGAATATCCCGCCGCAGCCCCAGGCTGCCATCAGGATCACGACGACGACGGCTCACGTACTCCCGCCAGAGCCCTTCCACACTGCGCCGGGGTCCCATGGCCAGGAAGTCGGTGAGGGCACGCTGCCGACGGAGGTACTCCTTGGTACCCGGATTGGCTCCGTAGATCTGCACCGTCATGGCTCCTCCTCCCGGCTGGTCGCACTCTTGGCACCCTGCACCAGTGCCTCCTCGACGAGTGCCTGGATCTGGCTCTTAGGAGTGAACTCCTGGTGATAGTAGCCCAGAAGCTGCGCACCCGGTACCGCGTCACCCCAGATCAGCCCTGGACCAGGCGCTCCCTCCACCTCGGGAGCCAGGGGATCCCGCGGTACGATGCTCCTGAGAGTACTCTCGTCGAGAGCCCAGAAGGTGAGGGGAAGGATCAGCCGATAGGGATGACGCGCTAACGCATAGACCGCGAACCAACCTGCCGCTGGAAACAGTTTCACCATCCACCTCGCACTGTCGCGTCACCATCAGCTTGAAGCTGGTGTCTCTTCATGCTCCTCCAACCCACGCAGGAGGTCCAGCACCTCTACCAGATAGATCCGGAGGTGCCGCAAGAGTTCCCGCAGCCCCTCCTCCTCATCGAGGACACCATCCAGGACATCGTGCCGGATTCCCCAGCAGTCATCCTCGATGTCCTCACAGATCCGTATCACTTCCTCGTAGAGATCCGGCATCGGATGGCTCCTTTCTCGACTACCAGCGGCAGCCGGGGCAGGATTCGAACCTGCGTGGCAGGGGTCAACCACCCCGTGCTCTACCCTTGAGCTACCCGGCTGCGATGGGCTCACTTCTTGCGGCGCGTCTGCTTCGCCTTCGTCTTCGTCTTCTTCTGCTCCTGCAGCGCCTGACCAGTCTTCTTGGCGTACTCCATCGCCTCGCGGATCCCCTGTTCCGTGTAGGGGAAGTGGCGCTTTCCCACCTTCGGCATCGTCACTCACCCTTTCCCCGCTTCGGGTGCTTGATGTTCACCAGCTTGGTACGCCCACCCTCCGGACCTTTCTTGCGCAGCACGGCAAAGGTCAGGATGGTGCCGTCCTCCAGCTTCACGCTCCGGTAGCGGAGCACCTGCTTCTTGGGCGGATCTTTGTAGTCCTCGATGACGTAGTTCTTGGTCTCCTCGATCCTGATGGGTTGGCGCTTCTTGGCCACCGCTGCCCTCCTCAACCGCTCCCCGCACCAACGCGAGGCCGGTAACCACGCCAGGTCGGCGCCAGGCGCTCCCACTCGCGACGGCACTCTTCTGGATCGGTACCCATCACCCAGACGCCGCGCTCTGGCTCCGGAGTACCGATGAGGTAGGGTGTACCTGGAACCGCCTCGAAGTGCCAGCCATCAGGATCCACCCAGGAGACAGGGATCTCAGGCGGTATCGTGGTTCCATCCATCATCTTCCACCACCCTCGTCGAGGGTCAGCGCTTGCGCCCCTTCTTGGCCAGCTCCTGGAAACGGCGCTTGCCGTACTTCTGCCTCCCGATCCAGGCAGCCAGCGCTGCCGGGTTGTCAGCTCCACGCTTCTCGAGTTGCTTCACCAGCTGCTTGAACCGTTCACCACTGCCCAGAGGTGGTTTCTTGGCCATCGTCGCTCCTCATCAGGTATCTTCACCGTAGGACCAGAACTCCTCAGCGGCGCCCATCTCATCAACACGCGAGTAGATCAGGGCCCGGAGATCTGCCAGGGTGTCGAGAAGGAGGCGCAGGGCCAGCACCTGCTCTCGTCCCTCTCGTTGCCGCACTGTCCAGAAGCGCAGCGCTAGCTCCCGTTCCAGGGCGTCCAACTCTTCCAACCAGTTCGCCGTCTCCATGAGCACCCCCGTTTCGCGTACCTGGCAGAGAGAGATGATGCACTGGGGAGCAGGTAAGGACTCCCCAGTGCTAGGCACACCATTACCGCATCCGGTAGAGCTCCACGACACCGCGGATGGTGCCGTTGATGTGCGGGTTGAACTCTGACTCGGCACAGTAGCTCCGCGGCACACCAGCTCCCAGGCGGATCAGCGGTGCATCCCAGGGCTCCACGGTAGTCCGAGGACAGTTGGGACTGGAGCCGGAGAGCAGGCCATCCGGGTGTTCATAGCGCAGGACGCCTCTCTCGAAGTACTGCACCAGGTAGTTGCAGACGTCACCGTTGATGGTCACCCGCTCATGGAAGTGCGTCGATATGGGTCTCCCCAGGAGGGCAATCCGCTCCTGGTCCGTGATGCCAGCGGCACCACTCTGCCGCCCCACCCGCGAGGCATGGTGGCTCCAGAGGTGCCCACAGACCTGGAACCCGGTCACGGTGTCGAAGTGGGGGCAAGCTGTCGAATCCTGCACCACTGACTGGTAATCGAAGGGGTTCCGCCTCCATTGCCCATTGACGTTGCGGATAAAGCAGTTTCCAGGGCCAGTGCCATCTTCGCAGCGCAGGATCAGCCGGAAGCGTCCAACGGTTCTCCCCGTGTCCTTGCACTGCGACGAGGTGTTGCCTGGTGCACACAGGTACCCGGCGCGGATGGCTCTCAGGAACCCGAGTTCAATGTTGCTGGACTGCGTGTCGCTCAGGATACCCCGCTCCGTCACCAGGAACCAGCGGTTGGTGTCAGGATTGAACCACCAGCCGAGGCGGACACCGTAGATGTACATGGAACCGCCCACCGACTCGTTGCCATCGGCGACATAGTTGTACCGCTGGGCAGTGCACCCGGTGCCGGAGTAGACACAAGCAGGGTTGAAGCTGATGTTGCTCTCCGGTATCCGCGCAAAGACAGTGTCCAGGAGAGCCCGGTCCAGCATGTAGCGGTTCCGGGAGAACCCACGACGGTAGTCGGCAACGAGGTTATCGGGATCTGCCGAGGCCTGGAACGGCCTCACCATGGTGGAGAGGTTCTCGCACTCTGCCTTTGAGACGCGATCCGGATCGCTCTGGTACCAGCAGCCGAGAGTGAAGAGTAACCCAAAGGCAATCTGGTTGGCGTCATCCCGCAGCATCTCCCGGATCGCATAACCTCTCACCATACCAGGCTGGCGGGTGCCGTTGACGCCCTCCCCCACGATGTTGGGAAGGCCCCAGCCGTTGAGGTTCTGAATCGCGCCGACTCCCACCTCGCCCACGTAGACCGGCTTGTTCCCCACCCGCTGCTTCAAATACCGCATCGCCTGCACCGGATTGATGGGGTTGGAGAGGGAACCGTTGTAGAAGCGCTGGCGGGCATACACGTTGATGGCGAAGGCGTCGAAGCGCTGCACCACCTGCGAGTTGGAGAGCACCGCGTCGATTTGGCGTTGCCGAGTCGTGTAATCGGTGTCGGGAAACCCTGAGATGGTTCCCGCTGCCAGGATGACGCGACTCTTGTTGGTGCCGAATTTCTCGTTGATGAAGTCCCGCATTTGCGGCGCCAGCTCAGCCAGCTGGTTGGAGTAGGCGCGGAGATCAGCCAGGACATCGTCGAATCGGCCATCGCAGTTGGTGTCGTACTCGAGGTCAGGCTCATTCCCGAGTTGGATATAGACGCGCACCGAGGAATCGCTGCTCAGGTAGTGGTTGAGGCGGTCCACCAGCGAGGCCCTGGACGTGCCATGAGGACGCAGCTGCGTCAGGCGCCGCGTGATCTGACTGTAGGTCATGGGATCCCGCCCTGGATTGGTTTCACATGGTGCACGGGAACCCACACGCACCACGAAGGTGCGCACCCCGTTCTGGTAGAGTCTGTCGATGTCATCAGCCCGGAGGTAGTTGGTCTCGTGGGCTGCCCAGATGCTAACAATTCGCACACCGTAGCTCCGGATGATGTTCATCTGGGTGTCGATGTGGCGGATGTCACCAGCTGGCACCTGGCGAGACGCATCACCGAGGAACGGCGCGGTGAGCCCAATCTCGGTATTCGATGCAGACTCTACCGTAGGCGCTTCGCGCTTTGCCACTGGCACCAGCGCCAGCGACGACAGCACCAGGAGCAGGGTTAGCACATGGACCGCGAGACGTTGCCAACGCTTCACGTCGTGTGAACTCTTTTCGCTACCTCACAGCCGATTCCGACACCGATGGGATCCCAGGGGCAGGAGAGCGCACCCAGAGGGGCGCGGGCAACGCCAGAGGGCCGCGAGCAGCTGGACCCTGATGCGGATGCAGGTGCACTTCGGACCTGCCCCACCCATCGGAACCGAGTGTACCAGGCCAGCGCGACGCTGTCAAGCGACAGCACTGCTCAACACCATCAGATGGGCGACAAGAAGACGCGTATCGTCACGTCACTGGTCTGGTTGACCGCAGCATTGGAGTTGTCCATCGTCACCAACCGGATGGCGTCGAAGTCGGATAACAGTCGTGTGATGTCAGGAGCAAACACCGCAACGGTGTTCCCAGCGATGGTGGTGTAGACCACGCCACCGACGTTGCGCAGAGTCCGGAACGTGTCTGAACCATTGACGCGCACCTGGATTCCCAAGCGGGCTCCTGCGATGTTGGATGGCGTCGCAACTCCCACCAGCATGAGACCATTGATTGGGATGACCCCCGACGTCGAGGACCCATTGGCAATGGTCACATCTTGGGCAAAGACCTGATAACCCATCGACGGCTCCCCCACTTCAGCTTGAGCGCGAGAGGATCAAGACCCAGCTCGCGCTGGTTGGGCAACAGCGGCACAGGTGGCAGAGAACAGCAGGCTACTGCGGTGCGACAGCAGCCTGAGGGCAGCAGGCACAGGGCGGCAGTACGGCGCAGAGGCACCCGGATTTTGGTGCTCCCATAAGATATGGCGGCCCCAGTGTTCCCGAGAGCCCATGACCACCGGTTCCGAGGCCCAGAATTCCGCATCACGACGCCCAACTTGCCCTCTCAGGCTCCGCGTTCCCGCAGTTTTCCTCATCACGACGCGGAAATCACCGGTGGGCAACTGGCTCCGAGGGGAGTCGCGAGGTGTAATTTTGATTACACCCCTGTCACAGGTGCCCCGCCTCCTCGCCTCGGCAGCTGCTACCTACGTTTCGACTACCTAACTTTCGACAGCGTTTACGCTGTCGATGACCAGGGCTGCTGACGCAGCCCTGGCTCCAAGAGCGAGGGATATTGTGTAGCTGGAGCTGAGCAGGGTACATCTCCTCACCATCACGCTGATACCTGGTAGCTGGTACCTGGAAGCATCGTGTTACTCAGGGCGTCTTGGAAAGCCCTGAGTAACACGATGCGACCTAGGAGCTTCTGGGTACCTGGAAGCCACCACATGGTTATAACACGATAAACCCAATTGCTCCTGGACACCTGGTGCTTCTAGGAACCATTGGGTCGCATCGTGTTACTCGAGGCTCTCCGAGACGCCTCGAGTAACACGATGCTACCTGAGGGTTCCTGGTTAACGCATTACCTGGTACCAGGTACTGGGTTGCAGCATCGTGTTACTTAAGGCGTCTCGGAGAGCCTTAAGTAACACGATGCTGCCCCATGGGATCCCATTGGCTACCTGGATACCAGCTGCTATCGAACTAGTACCATGATACCCATGGGTATCTAGAGGCCCCTTATGGTTCCTATATGGGGCTCGATGTGTTCAAACGAAATTCAGGTGGATCCCAGGGAGCAGGATGTAACCTGGTAGCAGCTTGCACTGGGTGACCCTGTTGTGCTATGCTCTGCTCTGGGGCGCAGGTACAGGAGCCAGAGGGGGCAGCGCTGGTAGCCAAGGATCCTGGAGGAGACTCTTGACAGCGGAGCGGTTTTCAGGTATCTTACGGGTAGCGGCGGCGCAGAGGCACTGGTGACAAGGAGGGTGCCATGGAGGAGCGAACCAGACGCGAGAACCGGCAGCTCCCGAGTATCCAGATCCGGACACGTGGCCAGGTGCAGCAGGTGTACCGGTACCGGGATGTCCTGAACTTGGCGTACCAGCATGGGCTGGTAGCTTTTGAGCAGGCAGCACCGGTGCAGGTGGTGATGGTGCCCTCGCAGCGAGAGCCTGGCAAGATGATCCCGCTCTTTATCAGTGAAGTGTACGCCATCTTCCGCAACAGCGATGGCTCTCTGGTGCGGTTCCACGGTGTGGGTGACTGCAGCTACGAGAATGCGCAGCCCAACGTGGCGGCAGCTGGGCCTCGCATGGCCCACACACGGGCCAAGGCCAGGGCACTGGCGGATGCATTGAACCTGGATGCCAACCTCAGCGAGGAGTTCGACCTCTCGGAGGATACCTCGGGATCCACACAGGAGGCAACGGCAGGTCCAGGTAGTCGCAACAGTGCTGAGCCACGCTGCTCTCGCTGTGGCAGCCCGATGAGTCAGCGCAGCGCCGAGTACTCGCTGCGGGTGCGGGGTGAGCTGGTCTGCTACCGTTGTGCGAAGGGTTCCTGACGTGAGTGACCCGGTACTCCGTGTACTCGAGATCATCGAGGTCCTCCATGCTCATGAGGACGGCCTCCGCCCCCTCGACCACCGGCGCTACCAGCAGCTTCTCCAGGAGCTGGAGCGCAATCTGCGGGAGGCCTTTCCCAGCTACGCAGAGCGGATCCCCGAGATCTTGGCAGCGCTGCGCGGCGGACCAGCTCCCCTGCCTCCGCGCTGGTGGGAAGGAGGTTGGGAGATGACAGCGCCCTCGCCGGAGGAGATCCTGCTCTCGGTGGTGCTGGGGCAGCGGGATCCACGCTACCTCCCAGAGGACTCGCGGGATCCGCTGGGTGACGCTTACCGTGAACACGTGGCGAGTCATGAGCTTCCCGCACCTGGTTCACCCGTGCTCTTCGTGCTCTTGCTCCTGGTGGAAGCGCTGCTCTGGGGCTTCTACCGTTTTCGCCTGGTGCGGAGCGGTAAGTTGCAGGGGATGCGCGAGGTGTTGCGGGAGCGCTATGGTGCCAGCGAGGGGTTCCTGGAAGGCATGTCCACCCTCTCGCGGCGTTACCAGGGGATGGGCTGGGGAGAGCTCCTGGGGGCGTTTCTCTCCCTCCCTGGTGCTGCTGAGATCCTGGACCGGATGTTGACGCTCTACGGTGATCTTCTGGTGGCCAAAGGGGTGGAGAACTCCGTGGTGGCCCCAGCTCCGGTGCCGGAGCAGACCACCAACTGGTTGCGGAGTCGCCTCCTGGCGGTGTATCATACAGCGGGCAACGTGAGCCTGGCGGCCAAGGCGATGCGGATGCGGAAGGCAGCGGCGACGGCTCTGATACGCGAAATGGAGGGCAAAGATGAGCAAGCGCAAGCAAGCTGAGGCGGCAGTTCTGGAGCAGCAGGAGGCAGTCATGGAGAACCCGAAGCGGGAGCTCCTCGAGGCGTATCTGCCGGATGGGTTGGATAGCGACACCAGCAACCGGATCTTGGATGCCCTGAGCATCTTGAGGCAGTTTACACCCGAAGAGCTTCAGCGCCTGGAGACGGCGGCTCTGCTCTTGATGCTGGAGCGCATGCACCTGATGGTGGAGCGACTGGGCCAGATGGTCACGGAGCTCTCCTTGAGCGAGGTCGCTCCAGTGGCCAAGAGCGATGGAGTTTCCGGTGGTTTCGACGCCGTCTACTTCCGTGGCCGCATCCTCCAGGAGCTGGGTGTCGAGCCAGACGACACCACTCTGGAGCGAGTGGCACAACTGGCAGGGGATCCCAGTCGCCTGGAGCGTGCCATCATGGCTACCCGCAAGTACCTCGATTACACGGAGGTGGAGAGTCCTCTCGGGGTGCTGATCAACAAGCTCCGCCGCTGGCAAGAGATGGACATCGCCAACGGCAAGCGGCAGCGCTACTAGAGCCGCGAGTACCACGGTAGCGAGGGTGCGGGCATGAGGATCTGGCGAATCGCGAAGGGTGTGCTGCAGCAAGAAGAGCAGTGGGTGCAAACGCCGCTGCAGCCGCGAGGGGTGCCGACGGGGCTGAGTGCCCTCGATGCGTTGACCCATGGGCTCCGCCCTCGCGAGGTGACGCTGCTGGCAGCCCGCACCAGCCATGGCAAATCGGCGTTGGCGCTGACCATCGCCATCAACGTCCTCAAGTGGGAAGTGCTGCGCAGCCTCAGGAAGAATCGCCAGCCGGGGCGGGTGCTGTACCTCTCGCCGGAGATGCACCCAGAGCAGCTGGTCATGCGCCTGGCCTCTGCCGAGAGCCGGGTGGACCTGGAGCTGATCCAGGATGGAGTAGCGCCGCCGAAGGAGCGACAGCGCTGGCGCGAGGCACTCATGGCGCTGGAGCCGCTGGATCCCTACCTGGTCATCGAGGGTGGCCATGCTATGGACATCACCGACGTCGAGTCGCAGATCCGGAGCCACCATGCTGAGCACCCGCTGGTGCTGGTAGTTATCGACTACCTCCAGCGGCTGAGCTATGGCGTCGTCGATGACGATTACCGACGCTATTCGCTGATCTCCCAGACCATCAAGGACCTGGCCAACGAAATCGCGGTGCCCTTCTTGGTGGTGTCTCAGCTCAACCGCCAAATCGAAAGAGACCGCCACCAGATGGACCGGATGCCAGACCTCTCGGATCTTCGTGGCTCCGGGAGGCTGGAAGAGGATGCCGACAACGTCTGGCTCCTCTGGCGTCCTCCCAAGCTCTCAGCGGAGAGTTCTGGCGCACCGCAGAGCGCCAAGATCCTGGTGGCCAAGGCGCGGAGCGGCAGGGTAGGTGAGGTGGAGCTCTGGTTCTACCCGCGCACTGTCAGCTTCATGGATGCCGGTGCCGGGAGGGTGCGGGCTGATGGAGGTCTAGCGGTCCACTCGGTGGCCGGTGAGCCCTTGCCCAGCCTCGTGGAGTTAGCGCGGATGCTGCGAGGTGATCAGGGGCCAGTGCCGCCACCAGCTGCACCTGATCCGGTCACCTCATCACCTGATCCAGCGGGGAGCCAGTTGGTGGCGGATGACGATGGCACAACGGCTCCAGATGCTGGTAACCGAGGTTACCGGAGAGCAGCGTCGGGCACGAGTGTGCTCCAGGCTCTCGATGAGCTGGCCGAGGTCTTCCAGAACTGGCCCCAGCTGTGCAACAACGGTGTTCCTGATAGTTCTGGCTCTGTCCAGGATCCCGCCACCTCCGCGACGCTGGTGCAAGCCCAGCTCCTGAGCAGCGAGGGCTTGGTCTTCTCGTGTCGGGAGCGGCGCCATCGGCAGACTCCTCGAGACGGCGAGGCCGAAGGGGATCAACCACCCACCTCGCTCCGGGCTCCACCCAAGGGGAGGAGACGTGGTGCGGACTTCGAGAAGCGCCTAGCCAAGCGTCTGGGGGCCTACCGCTGGCCAGGGCTGGATGGCGACATCGAGACGCCGCAGGGGTGGCGCCTCGAGTGCAAGTACCGGGAGGGGCTGGTACTGGACCGCCGTGACGAGTTGCGGAGCTGGTTGGAGCAGGTGCAAGGGTACGCCAAACTTTGGCCACCGGGGAAACGCTGGGCACTCGCGCTCACTGGTGGGCGGAGTTACCGGCGGGGGCAGGTGTATGTGCTGATGCCGCTGGAATTCTGGTGGGAACTGGTATGCGGTACGTGAGGCTGGAACCTGGTGAACTCGAAGAGTTGTGGCGGATCGCTGGGGCCATCGAGGAGTCGAAGCTGCACCTGCCCTCGCCGGACTGGGGTGTCAACACCCTGGAGTCGCGTTTCCTGTCGCTCTGTGCAGAGCGTTGTGTGGCGCGTTTGTTGGGTTGTGCACACGAGGTCGAGGTGTTGCCAGCTGGTGATGGCGGGATTGACCTGGTGCTGCCACGGGAGACGGTGTATGGCAGAACCGTCGAGGTCAAGTTCCGGCGGAATCGCAAGTCCGATATCGCCACTGCCACCATCCGTTTCTGGGAGGAGCTGGTGGCCGACATCTATGTCCTGGTGTGGCCTGCGGCAGAACAGGGGTGGTTGCCAGATCAGGGATTCACTGTGGTAGGGTTTGCGACGCGGCGGCAGTTCCATGAGCGGATCCTGGCCCGCCCTCCAGTGCGCATGAAGGGTGAGAAGTGGGAGATCCCCTGGCAGGATCTGGTACCCATCGAGGTGCTGATAGCGGAGGTGCGACATGAAGCCACTCATCGCCTTAGCGGGGAAGTCGGGAGCCGGGAAGACGACGCTGGCCGAGGCGCTGGCGGAGCGCTATCGGATCCCGCGTGACAACTTTGCGGCGCCGATTCGCTGGGCTCTCATGGAGCTGGGTGTCAAAGCTCCCTATCCACGGCAGCTGGCGCAGGGCATCGGCATGCTCCTGCGCGCCTGGAATCCAGACCACTTCATCGAGCTCCTGGCAGAGCGCAGTGGGGATTTCCCACGCGCTGGACTCGTCATCGATGACCTGCGTTTCCTCAACGAGTACCAGTGGCTCCGGCAGCATGGGTTCCTGGTGGTTTACATCGAGGGGAGCTTCCGTCCTCTCCAGGGTGCCGAGGCGGAACATGAGAGTGAGACAGCTCTCTCACCCGAGGTGGTTCCCTTCGATTTGGTACTCCCGGCGGGGAGCTCAGTGGCGGAGCGGGTAGAGGCGATAGTCAGCGTGTTGGATGCCGTGGACTGAGGTGCGGCATGTGGAGCTATCAGCTGGTACGGGAGGTACCAGACCTGCCACCTGGGCCGGTGGCACTGGATATCGAGACCACTGGCCTCCGCCCTGGTGAGGATCAGGTGGTGGTGATCAGCGTAGCGGCACCGGACCAGGCCTGGGTGGTAGACTGCCGCGGGTTGGCGCGGGAGGTGATTGCGCACTGGTTGGAGCGGCTCTTTGCCCAGCACCCCATCCTGGTCCACAACGGGATCTTCGATATCGTGTTCCTCCAGGTGGCCTACGGTGTGGCTGCGCCGCCGGTGGGGCAGCTCTGGGATACCAAGCTGGTGGAAGCGATTCTCGAGGGTGGGGCTGCCGAGGCCACGCTGCAGGAACTGGCCCAGGAGTACTTGGGCCTGGCTCTCGACAAGTCGTGGCAGACCAGTTTCGAGGGTGGGGGCGACCTCAGCGAGGAGCAGGTGCGCTACGCGGCGTATGATGCGTTGGTGCTCCATGGGATCCAGGTGGGGCAACACCGGCGGTTACGAGACCAGAGCCATCTCTGGCGCATCGTGGCACTGGAACATCGTGTGGCGCCAGCTTTCTGGGAGATGCAGCGCCGCGGGGTGGCAGTGGACCTGGCAGTCCTCGAGGAAGAAGCACGACGCTGGCGGAGCGAGTGTGACCTGATCAGGGTGCAGCTGGAGCGTCGGCTCACCCGACGCGTCATCTCCCTCCGCGAGGGGAAGGTGGCTCAGTCTGAGGAGGAGCTAGCACAGTGGAACCAGGCACTCGAGGCGGAGGTGGCCCGCTGCGAGGAGGAGTGGCGCCAGCGGCGGGATGATCCTGGCTGGGTGGCGAGTCTCGAGGCTGCCTGGATCGGCTACCAGGTCACCGAGAAGACAGTGGTGACTCGCGAGGAGATCCAGCGCTGGTTGGATCCGGACAAGGGGCTCCGCCGCTACTTGGAGCGGGTGCGGCAGCGTTTCCGGCGGGAGCATCCCCGGCCCAAGGTTCCGCGCATCGATGTCTGGGCACCCATCAACCTGCTCTCGTCGCAGCAACTCCTCGAGGCCTTGAATGGGGAACTTGCGGAGGCAGGGCTACCCCGCATCGAGACCACGGAGTCCAAGGTGCTGCGCAGCCTCCTGGGCCGGTATGAGGATCTGGACCGGGAGGTGTTGCGCCCCCTCTTGCGCTACAAGGAGTTGGAGAAGCTTCTCGACTTCGTGGAGCAGATCCGGGAGTACACCCGTGGCGGGGTGCTCTATCCTGACTGGCAGCAGATTGGCGCTGCCACCGGGAGGGCCTCATGCCGGAACCCCAACCTCATGGCGCAGCCGAAGTCAGCTGGCTTCCGGCGGGCCTTCGTAGCGCGGGATGGTCATGTCCTGATCACGGCGGACTACTCCCAAATCGAGCTCCGGATCATGGCGGCACTCTCAGGGGATCCAGCGATGGTGCGGGCCTTCGTGGAGGGGCAGGACCTGCACCGTCTCACCGCCTCGCGGATCTTTCGGGTGCCAGAGGACCAGGTGACGGAGCGGCAGCGCAAGATCGGCAAGCAGGTCAACTTCGGCACCTTGTATGGGATGGGGGCGCGGCGGCTGGTGGCAGAGCTGGCAGCGCAGGGGATCAGCATCACCCTCGAGGAGGCTCAGCAGGCGCTGGAGAGCTGGCGGAGGACCTACCGGCAAGCGGCTCAGTGGATCCGGGAGCGGGGTGAGGAGGCGGCAAAACATGGTGCCGTCTCCACGGCATTGGGCAGGATTCGCAGTTTCCCCAAGCCCCGCGATGCAGCGGAGGCGGCAGCCATCGCGAGGCGGGGTGGAAATTTGCCCATCCAGGGCACCGCTGCCGATATCATGAAGCTGGCCATGAGCGAGCTCACTGGTCTCGGGATGGTGCTCCAGGTGCATGATGAGCTGGTCCTCGAGGTACCGGCGGCGGAGGCCGAGGAGCTGGCAGTGGTCATCGAGGAGATGATGCGAGAGTGTGCTGAAGCGGTTCTCGAGGGGTTTCCCGTGGACGTCGATGTCAGAGTAGGTCAGACCTGGGCGGAGGCAGCAGAATGAGCCGGATACCGCAGAGTGTGCTCATCGCAGGACTCCGGTATCGCGTGGTGCTGGAGGAGGAGATGGTCAGTGACGAAGGTGTGGAGATCCTGGGGCAACACGATTACGGGAGACTGCAGCTCAAGCTGTCGCTGGCAGCGGATCCCGAGGTGCGCCCCTTCGTCTTGCTCCATGAGGTGCTCCATGCCTGCGTCACGGTGAGTGGTGGCGACTCGCACCAGGAGGAGGCGCTGGTGGCGGGCCTCTCGCATGTGCTGTTGCAAGTGCTGCGGGAGAACCCTGATCTGGTGCGGTATCTTTTGGGAAGGTCGGTGCAGCGAGGTAGCACAGGAAGGAGTGGACACGATGCGGCAGGTTCGGGTACCGCAACGGAGGCTGATGGTGGATCCGCTTGACGTGGTGGAGCAGATCCGGTGGGAGATCCTGGAGGCCAACCGGTCTCAAGAGCAGTTGTGGGATCGGCTGGCTCATCTCGGTGAGGCGTTGGATCTGGTGGAGGCTCTCGAGGCAGCGTTGGAGGAGGCGATTCGGGCTACGGCACTGGATCTCCGGACCTGGGGAGGTGGCGAGGGGGAAGAGCTGGTGGAGGGTGTCTGATGGTGGTGCTGGTGCACTGCCCCTTCCATGACGACTCGACGCCCTCGTTAGCACTGTACCCGGATCACGCCTTCTGCTACGGTGGCTGTGGCTGGATAGAGCTGGAACAGCTACCGGAGGAACTGAGGAGGTTGGCAGAGCGGCAGGTGCAGACGCAGCACCGCTGTGGCTGTCAGCATCCACCGGAGCGGCTGCTGACTCTGGTGGATCCCTGGGCCTGGAACCTTCTCGAGGGGCCGCGCCGCCACCGGCTGGCCTGGCTCGAGGCACGGGGCATCGATGCTGCCGCGGCGCGGCGCTTTCGCCTGGGGCACACAGGAGCTTGGTTCGTGATCCCGGTGTTGCAGGGAAACCAGGTACTGGGAGTCCGCTTCCGCCGAGACCCCTATTACCTCGACGAGGACCAGGGGCCCAGGTATCGCAACCCGAAAGGGCAACCTGTGCTCCTCTACCGGCCCAACCCTGGTGGCTGGCCGCTGGTGGTGACCGAGGGGGAATTCGATGCCATGTTGCTCTGCCTGGTAGGGTGCGACGCGGTCACCGCGACAGCTGGTGCGGGGAGCCTGGTGGGCCTCTTGGAGCGAGAGGGGATCCTGGAACAGTATCGGCGGAGTGGTGCCACCCTGCATGTGGCGACGGATCAGGATGCGGCGGGAGAGGGGGTAGTGGAACAGCTCTTGGGGCGCGGTGTGGGTGTCTGCCGCTGGCGCTGGGATGGAGGCAAAGATGTCTCCGAGGTCTTGGCAGGAGTGCCTCGCAGCGAGTGGCCAGTGTTGGTGCGGCGCTGGATGCGCGAGGGTGCCGTGAAGGCTCCTCGGCAGAGGGTGTCAGCAGGTGTGAGGAGGAGCGCGCTGGAAGGGGGAGCGGATGCCCGCGGTGGGATGGTGGCTGGGTGAGGATGTGACCATCTCCTTCGCCGAGGCCCGGGAGCAAGCAATGCGTGAAGGGGAGTTCGCGGGCTGGATCTTGCCCATCCTGGTGGCGATGGAGGAGCAGGCCACACGACAGCGAGGCTTGTGGGTCTCGCCCTCGCAGGCCCTGGTGTGCCCACGGCTGCGGGTGTTGCAACTCGAGAAACCCTACTACGTGAGGCCAGAGTGGGTGTGGGCAGCCATGAATGGCACAGCCATCCACCACTGGATGGCCGAGGTGGGTGCACTCGAGGGTTGTTTCCACGAGTTGCCGCTGGCAGCTAGGCTCACGGTGCGTCTCGGAAAGCGCGACGTCGAGTTCCCAGTGCAAGGCACGGCGGACCTCTACATCCCGGCGGAGGCGAGGCTGGTGGATGTCAAGACGACGTCGCGGCGCCTGTGGGGATCCTCCTCGAAGGTGCCGAGGGCGCTGGAGCATGAGTTCCAGGTGAACATCTACGCCTGGCTCCTCCGCGAGAGCGGTTACCCAGTGGAGCGGGCTGAGTTGTGGTATGCTCAACCAGGACTGCGGAACGGGAGAGTGGAGCGCCAGCTGGTGGTGGTGGAGCTCCTGCCCCATGAGGAGGTGGGGGAGCTCCTGGTGGCGATAGCGGAGCCGTTAGTGCGCTACCTCGAGGAGGGGAGGCTGCCAGAGTGCCGGTGCCAGGAGCGGCCATTCATCTATCCGGATCTCTGCAGGGAGGTGGAACCATGAAGCGGTCACGCAAGACCAGGTACCGAGAGGCCGAGAACCTGCTGCCAGAGGAGGCTAAGAGCCTGGTGATGGAGTGGCGGCGACAGCAGAACCTGGTGGTGAGTGGGCTCCTCGAGTGGTGGCGGAAGGCGAGTCCAGCCGAGAAGCAGGGGCTGCCCTGGTGCTGGGAGTCCGATGAGTCAGGGAACCCGACGCTCCTTAGGAGCCGCGATGGCGGTGTGCTGCTCAGGGTAGCAAGGATCCCCTCGGGAGAGCCGGTGCTGGTCTGGGCGCTGTCAGCAGGAACCCTGAGCCAGCTCCAGGAGACGTTGCGGGAGCTCCGCGGGGGCTGATGCTACCTCCATGCCCCAGTGCCATGTTGGCAAGGGTAGGGGTGGTGGGGTATGTGGGTAGTGGGGATTGGCCCCGGTTCTGGAGCTGGCCCAGGAAAGGAGCGGGGGTGGGGGTAGGGGTGCGCAGACGGCGCTGGCCTCGCCTGCGGCGCTGGAAGTGGTGCCTCAGACGGCGGCGGCCTCGTCCATCCCCTATGGCAAGCGGCGGCTGGTTGAGTGTGGCCCTGCACCGCGGGGCTGGTTGTTAATGGTGGTGCTGCCCTCGCATGGCGAGGCTGGTGGTGAGGGGGAGATGGGTGGAGGGGGAGGGGTGTGGTGGTTGGAGGGGAAGGTGGAGCAACGGCGGCAGGCGAGGTGTTGGACTGGGGAGCGGCGTGTGGGAGGGTGGTGGCAGCGGGCCATTGGGTGGCAGCCATTGGATGGCCCGTTTGGTGGTAGAGGATGGATGGGCTGTGCCTGGGTGGGCCTGCATAGTGGAGCTACTCGGTTGGCCAGCCAGGTTGGCTGGCAGAGTTGGTTGGTGGGGTGGCAGGCGTCTGTTGTAGCTGCAACAGCGGATCCCTCATGGCTTGCAGGAACCGGCTCAGACCGACGAGGAGGCTCGTAGAGGGGCCTGTGGTAGAGGGGCTGATAGAGGTACTGGGGGTGGTCCCGAAAGGGCCTCAGCGGCCAACGTGGTGAGCCTCAGGGCATGTTCTGGGCACGGTTGGGATCCCTGCAGCAGGCTGCAGGGAGTGGCAGCTCGCTGCTGGTGCTCTTTTGCGCATAAGTGCTCTTATACGCTGGAGGCAGGTTCCGCCAAGCTCCACACTGCTAGGAGCGGCAGGGGGAGGTGACATGGGCGGAAGGATCTACCCAATTACCGGTAGCTCCTGAGAGCCGAGGTGGGGCAAGGTGGGCAGCGTGGCGGGAGTGCACCATGGTGGACCAGCCTGGTGCGAGGGAGGCAGCGACCTCGACGCAGGCACTGGCGGCAGCAGCAACCCTCGAGGAGTCGGGTGCCAGCGTGACTCAATGGACCTAGCACAGTACCGGGAGTTCATGAGAACCAACCTGCCGGGCCCTCGAGGAGGGCACCGCCACTGCGCCAGGAGCAGACTGCCACCACGACAGCACTGGTGGCGCCGACTCAACACGCGGCCTGATGCCAGCTGCACCTGCGCACCCTGTCCACCGGTGGAGCGGCAGGCAGGCAGCTAGAGCACTGGCAACCCCTTGGCCCCTGATCTGCCTCCGCTCCAGCACCACCAGCGCTCACTACCACCCACACCAGCCAGTCGCAGCAGTTGGATCAGCTACCAAAGGTTTGGGAGCAGTCACCTGCACCAGGTACCCCTACCCAGTACCCGTTGTGCTGGGATACCCTACCCCAGTACCCGCTGCAGGTAGGGGCATACGGTACCGGGGTATCAGCACAAACGCAGCGCCAGGGCGCGCAAAGTTGTGACAAGGGGGCAGGGGTAGGGAGTTTGGGGGTACTGGTAGGGGGTATGGGCGCAATCCCTTGCCCACTGCCCTGTTGCCCCACCGCCAATCCTCACCCACTGCCCCGCAACCCGCAGTAGCCCGCAGCAACCTCGTCTCCTGCCCCTGCGTCCCCTCAATCCCACTCCATCCTGCCCTGGCCACCTGCCCTCGCCACCTACCCCGGCTGTGTCCACCGTCACCACCTCCCACCTCCCCTACCTGTGCCTCAAGGTCACACACCATTCTCGTACCGGCCCCGCAGAGCTTTGCTTTGGGTCCCTCTGAGATCCGCGTCGCGACGCCAATGTTGGAGGCAAGAAACGAATCCGAAAAATTCCCCCTCGAAACCCCTTGACAACCGCTCCCACAGGTGCTATAACGGTACCAGAAGACAAGAGCGGCACCACCCGGCCCCCCCCCCCTCGAGACGAGGGGCCAGGAACAGGAGCCGCACCGGCATCCACCAGCAAGCCACGTCACCCGGTGCCGGGCACCTTGACAAGCGAGACGGTCACCTCTGGGTGCTGTGACAGCACTCGGAGCCTCGAGAACCGAAGCTGGCCAGCGTGGCGTCGAGGGAGCCACCAGCCAGCTTCGTGGGAGCAGGAGTTGAACCGGGGTGCGACTCCCCGGGCTCCCAGAGGTAGGTACGGTTCTCGAGTCCGTAAGGAGGGACACCATGGTCAACCTCATGCAGCAGGCGGAAATGATCCGCGAGCTCCGCCGCAACCGCGCCATCCAGATGTTCTACCAGGAGGTGGCAGCCCTCGCTCTGGCCGATGCCATCAGCCAGTGCTGGTTCCAGCTCACCGGTGAGCGCCTGGATGAGACCGACGCACTCCACCTGGCCAAGGTCGCGATGGAGCACCTCCCTGACCAGTCCTGGATCACCATCGGCAGCTGGTTCCGGAGCCAGAATGGCAGCCACCGCGACCTCCTCAACCACGAGGCCGACGCGGAGATCCTGGTCTACCGCCTCCGCGACCTCGGCTACCTCTGATGCCCACTCCCTTCCCTCCCTTCCCCAGCAGCTGCGGGTGTCACCCAGCACCCGCAGCGTCGAATGGGACCTCTTGCCAGAGAGGTGCCAGGGAAACTGGAAAGGAGGGAACCGATGGTGCAGATCCATGGTCTCGAAATCGAAATCTTCGACGGCGCAGAAGAGAAGGGGGCCAAGATGGCAGGACACCAGGTCAGCGCAGTGATCCGGCAAGTGGTGGGCAAGCCCCAGCCCCAGCGCAAGGCGGTGGCTGAGTTCGGTGCCGCCAGCGACGTCACCGCTCTCCGCGACATGATTGCAGCCTGGCTGGAGCAGCTCCAGAGCGACCTCTATGCACCCCTGGCTCAGCAGACAGGCAAGATGCCCCGCTGGTTCGCTGAGCATGATGCTCAGCAGATGCTCGACGGGAAGTGGGTTCAGATCGGGTGGCTCAACTCCCGTTCCCACACCATCACCACCCAAGCTCAGGGGCGCGTCATCGACTGGATCCAGGGAGCCATCGTCTTCTATGACCCGGAGCAGGACACCATCTACTACCCCATCTTCCTGGTCGCCGAGATCCGCCGTCGGCGCGCTCCCCGCGGAGCCCGCTAGCCCAAGACTCCTTCCCCAGCGGCTGGGGGCAGCCAATCGGCTCCCCCAGCGTCGAATGGTGTGGCAACAGGGCCACATCAGGGAGACTGGAAAGGAGGGCAACCATGACTCGACGATTGCGCCAGCAAGCAGCGCTGGAGCGCTCACTCGGCACCATGATCACCCAGGCACTCTGGGGCAAGCCCACGACACGACGCAACGCCGACTCCCGCAAGCGAGTGGCCAAGATCATCCAGGCAGAGCTGGTTGCGCAAGCTCTCCCCATCGTGGGGAGCCAGGAGCTGGCTCAGCAGGTTGCCTACCTCGCTTGCCAAGATCCCGCCGCGATGGTGCAGGTCTTCCTCGGCGATGCCGACACCATCAAGCGGCTGGCAGAGAAGGCTGCCACCATGCCGGAGCCTCCCCAGTCACCGACTCTCGAGGAGCTGATCCCGGTAGCCGAAGAGGCGATGCAGATAGTGCGGAGTCTCTTGGCAACACGATGAAAGGAGGGCACCCATGAAGCGGCTCTACAGCCTCGAGAAGGAACTGGCCAAGATCCTGGATCCCCGGCCACCGCGTCCACGCCGCCAGCCACTCTCCCCTGAGGCTATCCGCTCCATCGCAGTCCAGGGCTGCCTCGAGTACCTGGCTGACATGACAGAGTCCCGCGAGGGCGCTGAGGCCCAGCGGCTCCTGGCTGAACTCGAGGCGCTCCCCGTGAACCGACTCGGCGACTCCATCCTCACCTCGATGGAGAACCTGCTGATCAACAAGCACCGCCGCGGCGGCCTGATCTTCCAGACACTGCGCCAGCGCGCACCGGAGCGCCTGGGCCGCGGCTATGCCATGTACCGGCTCCTCCAAGATCCGGACCTGGTGGTGGAGGAACTCTTCTGGGACTACCTCGACTACCAGCCCTGACGCTTACCCATTCCCCTCCCCTTCCCCAGCGGCGGTGGGTGCCCCAGTGGGCACCTGCCGCGCCGACTGGCACCAGTGCGGTGCCAGGGAGACTGGAAAGGGGGTCACGCGGATACCACTGGCTGTCCACCAGCGCAGGCGCGGCGAGTCACTGAAAGGAGGTCACATGAGCATCGATCCCGTTGCCCTCATCGAGTTCCTCGAGGATGCCCTGAAGGGTGTCCATGAGGAGTCAGCCCGCCACTGGATCCGCGCCGCCATCCAGCACCTGGCGGAGGGATCCCAGCCACGGTGGGTGGCAGCCGCCGCTGCCTGCCTCCACGAGGCAGCGCGCTGCACCACCCACCCCAGCTACCGGAACTGGTTGCGGTCCATGGCAGCTCATCTCGAGAAGGAGGTCTGGTCATGAAGGATCCACGCTACACGATTGATCGCCTCTCCCGCAACGACAAGGTGGTGGTGAAGGGCCTCGACTCCCTGGCCCTGCACCTGGCTGACCTCGAGATCCTGATGAAGGACCTCGAGCTCCCCCTGGCTCAGGAGTACGGCTCCCAGACGGCGTACCTCCTCAACTACCTGCGCCTGGCACTGGAGGCCGAGGTCCAGGCAGCCAAGATCCTCGAGAAGGTCTCCTCGGCTGCCGACACCCCCGACACCCGGATTGCCCTCCAGGCCCTCCGCCGCTGCTCCGAGGCCATCCGGATCCTGGCCTACCGGCGCCTGGAGTGCCTGTGGGAGGTCCTGGCGCTCCGCGAGGGCAGCCGCGACGAAGCAGATCTCGCCAAGCAGCTCATCGACGAGTTGCACCTGAGCCCGGCGATTCACTGAACCGAAAGGAGGCATGTCATGCAGCCCTGGGACGTCTTCGAGGTAGCCCGCCGCATCGTGAAGCGCCACCTCGACACCGATGACCTCGACTTCGTCGCAGCTCAACTCATCGCCGAGTATGGTGCCCAGGTCCTCGACGAGAGCCAGGACTGGGGCCCACGAGTCCTGGCAGCCCAGGAAGAGGTGATCCGCTACGCCCAGAGCCACGCCTACTACGCTCCCTGGGACCCCTATGACGAGGCGGACTGGGCCTGCCTCGAGGAGTGGATCCTCGAGACGCTCCCGAAGGGAGGTGAAAGCCGCTAAGCGTCTCACCCCTGCACTGGCCCCGGTAGGGCACCCACCCTACCGGGGCCCGCCACCCCGGCGCTGAGGCCAAACTGATCACGAAAGGAGGACCGTCATGACTGCCAAGGAACTGGCTCAAAGCATCCGCGAGCTCCACCACCTGGTGCCGAAGCTCCTGGTGGGGGAGATGACGCCAGAGGAGTTCTGGAGCCGAGTCGAGGCCTGGTTTGAGCAGGTGTCAGCCGAGTCCAGTGCCCTCGCCGCCTACCTGCCTGGTGAGGGCACCATCCAGCAGGCTCTGGCTGCCCTGCGCGAGGGGATTCGCTGGGATCTGGAGCTCAACCGCACCCTGTTTCCAGTGCTCCAGGGGCGAGAGTCCGAGGACATCCTCATCCACCACGCCGTCTCCATCTTCGGGATCATGAGTGCTGAGATCCTGGACCGCCTCTTCAGCCGCCTCGCGGTGTGGGCAGAGCTCTTGGGCATCCTCGATGGCTCCATCGAGTTCCCTGAGGAGACCTACCTCACCTACCGGGAGCTCCGGGCCATGATCCAGGCCCACCCCTTTGCCGAGTACAGCTTCGACGTCGAGGACCTCGATGCCTGAGGAGGGTGAGCACCATGAAGACAGTGGCCTTTCTCGAGAGCCTGGATGTCGCCTTCCGCGCCGAACCCGTCGCCATCACCACCTACCACCAGGGTGAGGGCACCACGGCGCGCTACCGCTTCCTGGTGGAGGCCCGGCCCGCCAGCCACCACGGCAACGGCATCCGTGGGGTGCTCTCCATGGTGGCCCGGCGCGAGGCGGGTGTCTCCTTTGCCTGGGAAGAGGTGCGCTGGACCGATGGAGCCCCACTCTCCGAGCCCGAGTCGCAACTGGCACTGGATCTCCTGCTCCGCCACGTGGCGGCCCAGCTCCTCTACCAGCACGCCTACTTCGCCTTGAAGGCTGGTGACCTCCAGGTCATGGAGGAGCGCCTCGATGCCTGAGCTGGTCCGCTTCGGTAAGCGAATTCCTGTCTGGTTGGACGCCACCGTCGCCGAGGAGCTGCAGCGGATCTTGCTCCCGGGCACCCACCCTGCCACCATGCTCCGTCTCCTCATCCGCGCTGCCCTGCATGAGCTCCGCGAGGCCCAGCTCTCTCCAGGGGTGCGGTCCCTGGCCTCGCTCTGCTGGGCTGCAGTGGCTGCCCGGCGACGGAGGCCAGCCATCATCGAGGTCCTGCCCCGCCTCGTCGATGAGCACCTGGAGGCTCTGGGTGCGAGTTACGCCACCCGCGCCAAGGTCTATGCCCTGCTGCTGCCGCTGTCTCCATTGCAGCGCCTAGCCCTCCTCGTCGAGGGAGCCCACCAGGCGCGCCAGGCGCTGGCCCCCAGGGCACCGGTGCCAGCCGCCACTGGTGGGCCGCAAGACAAACCAGAACCGGATCAGGAAGGAGGTCACGATGGGTAAACTCGCCAAGTTCCATGAGCATGGGCTCCCGGACCAGGTGGACTGGGAGGCGGTGCGCACCACCGTCCTCCAGTGCCTCGGAGCTCAGCCACCCTATCCACCGGAGCACTTCTGGGCCATCGACCCCAGTGGCGCGGTGCGGGGGGCCTGGGTGGGTGACGAGGAGTCGGTGACCATCCCCTTCCGCGAGCTGGGCAAGCTCTACCAGGCGGTGCTGGTCCACTCCCACCCACCCGGCTGCCCACCCACGGTGGACGATGCCTACCTCGGCGTCATGGCTGCCTCGCCGCTCCTCGTCATCATCGAGGGAGAGACAGCCCACCTCGTCACTGTCTGGCATGACCGGTCTCCTGGCTACATGGCCGCGCTCCTCTGGGATGCACCAGATCTCACCACCGGGCTCAACCTGGTCAGGGGCAACTGGACCAGGTCCAACCTGGCAGGCCTCGGCGAGGCCATCCAGCACCTGGCAGCGCGTTGGCAGCAGTTCCTGGCGAGTCTGGAGGGCTGACATGTACCTCTGTGGTCGCTGTCACGGCACAGGGCTCCACCAGGGCCACCCCTGCCCCGTCTGCGCAGGCTGGGGCGTCTTGCCCGGCATCCACGCCACCTGCACCCGTTGCGGTGGCAAGGGTTCCGATGCCCGGGGCTACACCTGCCACCTCTGCTACGGCAAGGGGTGGGTGGCCTCGACGGTCCAGTACCAGGAACCACCGGTCACCCGGATCCCGGTAGCCACCCTGGCTGCCGTCTGGCTCTCCGCCAGGTCTGGCCAGCCCTCCCCCGTAGGGGAGCGCGCCACTGGCCTCGCTGCGGGGATCCTCCTCGCCCTGCAGCAGCATCGCGAGGACAATCACCTCGACGTGGGAGTGCAGATCCGGCAGCTCCTGCGCGAGGGTGGCTGGATCCTCATCGCCCCGGATGGGCTCTGGCACCTGGTGGAGGGGAAAATCCCCACCCGTATCCTGATGTTCCCGGCTCTCGGTTCGCGAGGTTCGTGAAAGGAGGGAGAACCATGGCTGCACCAGTGAGCACCTTCCCCCGCGTCCTGCGGGAGCTCCGCGAGAAGCATGACATGAGCCAGGCGCGCCTGGCCAAGGCTGTCGGCGTAGACCACTCCTACATCAGCCGCCTGGAATCTGGTCAGCGGCGCCCCAGCTACGACATCCTCTTGGCCATCTCGAGTGCCCTGGGTCTCAGCGCTGAGGAGCGGAAACTCCTCTTCGCCAGTGCCTGCTACCTCTTGCCAGAAGAAATCGAGTTGATCCTGCGCAAGCGCTAGGAAAGGAGGACATCCCATGCCCGTCGCAACCCTCACCCCCGACACGCTGGCCCCCTTCCTCCGCGAGGTCCGCTTCTCCTACGACGAGGAGTATGGCTGGGTGGCCGAGGTACCAGGCTACGAGGACCTCCTCTGCACAGCCGGGAGGACGCCGGAGGAGGCCCTGGCTGAGCTCGTCACCCTCATCGAGGCGGAGCTCCGCGAGGAGGAGGAGGAGGGGGAGACAGAGAGCCTCCAGCCCGTCGGCTTCTCCCTCGATCCCGGATTGCCCAGCCCCTTCGGGATCCCCTGGCGCTGGATCCTGCTCCCAGCCATCGTCCTCACCCTGCTCCTCCTCACCCTGGTGGTGCGCTCACAGCCCGCTGCGCCGGTGCCGACACCACCTGCCTCACCCACCCGGTGGTCAGCACCGGCACCAGCACCACCACCACTGCTCCTCACCCCCTACCCCGGGAGCAGCCGGGAGCTGGAGCGGGAACTGGAGCTGGAGCGCCGCCTCCGCGAACTCGAAAGGCGCCAGGACCTGTGTGCCGACCCAGATCTGCCACCGCACTTGCGAGACCGTTGCCGCTGAGCCGCTCCCAAAACGAAAAGGGGCCAGGCACGGAGCCTGGCCCCTGCTTCATGGTCCTGTCTCAGCGGCGGGATCCCTCATCCAGTGGTGGGAACTCGATGACACCGAAACTCGCCGTCGGCCCCGTCGGTGGCTGATTATCCTGGTGGTCACCACGCTTCACGTAGCGCACCGTGAGGCTGGCAGCTGCCGCCAGAGCCAGCCCGGTGCCCAGCGTCTCCTGGATGGCATCCGGTGCCAGCTGCGTCACCATGGCCACCGCCATGCCGACTACCAGTGCCACGAGGGGGGTGAAGCGCCCCTTGAGGGCCGGTACCACCTCGATGATGGTCTGGACCAGGAACACCACCAGGATCACCGCCTGGAAACCTCCCAAGAGGATCCCGCTGACGTCGAGATCCATGTCAGCTCACCTCCTTGCGCCTCTCCAGGCTCTCGAGGAGCCGGTTGCCGATATCCACCACCATGGCCAGATCCGCCGAAGCTCTCTCGACCAGCGCCAGGAAACCTGCCAGTTCCCCTACCAGCTGCTCCCGTTCCTCTTCCAAGGCTTGCTCCTTGGACTCCCGCAGCCGCTGCAGCTCTTCGCGGAGTTCCAGGAGCTCTGCCCCCACTCGCCCCAGCACCACATGGTAGTCCTCAGCCTTGCCGAGGTCGGGGCGGTGCTCCATCCTGGCCCTCTCGAAGTACTGCACCGTCACCCCATTCTCGCGGAACTCCTCCGTGATGGGCCACCCGAAGATGGGTAGTCCCCCTCGCTCCTCCCAGAAGCGCCGGAACCCGCCACCGAGGTGCACTCCAAAGGGGCCGACGCGCACCACCGCCATCTTGTCCTCCGCCGGGGAGCCTCCCGCGCCCACCAGAGCCAGGAAGCGCTCCCAGGGGAAGTAGGGGCCGGGATCAGTGTGGCGGCCAGCGCCGCCACCGAACTGGGGCTGGTTGGGATCCGGCACATCCACATGCCCCGCGATACCTGGGATACCCGCCAGGATGGCAGGGCGGTCCACCCGCCGCACCGGCACCCGGTGCCGCTGGCAGATGCGGGCCACCAGGGCTGCTCCCACCCGCAGCGTCTCCTCCTCGACAGGAGGGTTGCGGCGGGCTGAACCCACCAGCTCCACGTTGACCGAGGCCTGGTTCACCGCAAAGTTCCCCGCCGTCCAGGCAGTGTCCTCCTCCGAAACCAGCTGCACAATCCGCACCGGCTGGGAGGGATCATCCCGCCCCACCACATAGTGGGCCGAGGCCTGGGCCCGCGGATTGCGCAGCCAGTTCACCGCACTGGTGAAGCTCCCCTCCGTGGTGTGGATGATGACCCAGAGGACACGGCGCCCACCGCGCCCATAGGTGAAGTTGGACTCCGGTGCGGGTAACCTCTCTATCCGCGGCAGCGACATCGTCTCCACCTCCTGGTGTCGCTCCATGAACCGCACCACGGCACCAGTGTACCACACTGGATCATTTCCGTCCTGCGCAGGGGCCCAGAGGGGGATGATGGACTCGACAGTTACCGCCCCCCGCTGGGCATAGGGATAGCGTGGATCCACCAGCCGGTGCGCCGCATCGCGAAACCCCTCAGTCCAGGAGGGGTAGCGGATGAAGCGCCCCTTCTCTGTCTCGACTGGGATGCCCACACCGGTGGAGCTGGACCGGGTGTTCCCAGGGTTCTTGGTGTCGTACTTGGCCACGATGCCTTGGGTGCCGAAACGCGACTCGCACCAGAAGATGGCCAGGAGGAACAAGGGATCCACTCCCCAGGCCACGATGGCATCGTAGCTGGGCCCCGCCTCCGCGGCGGCAGGTGAACCGTACTGAGCCAGGAGCTCCTGGAAGCGCTCTCGGGATATCCTGGGTGCCACTCCCACGACTCTCATGAACCGTCCTCCTCCCTGGCCGCGTGGAACCCCTGCGCAGCAGCCCCACCCAGGGGGCGGAGGATGTAGCGGTGTTGTTCCGAGAGGTGCATCCGGCGCTCCAGCTCCTGCACCTTGCGCCGCACCTGGATGATCTCCTGCCACTGCCGTTCCGGTGTCTCCTTGGGGTGGCCGATGGAGAGGAGGTCACGCAAGATCCCCTTCATGACGACCTCCTCTCCAGCCTCTCGATAGCCCTCTCGGCCAAGTTGGTGGTGGAGAGGGCGATCTCACGCCAGGCATCACGCTCTCGCGCCACTTCACGGTAGTGCCACCCGAAGACCCACCAGCCACGGGCACCGGCGATGAGAATCAGGAGCAGCATGGCCACGGCGCCCAGATCCGAGAGTGCCCCGAGGAGCTCAGGGTTCAGGATCTCCACTCCCCCCACCCCCTTTCTCGCATCGCCTCATCCGATGAACACTATCTGCAACCGGTTGAAGAGCCCAGCTGATGACTCGGTGGTGCTGGACCTAGCGGTTCCGCACCAGATCACCACGCTGATGGCGTCGTTGGCGGAGCAGGACAGCAGGATCTGCCCCTGAGCCAGGACGAAGTCGTTGGTGTTGATGTTCTGGTCATAGACGAAGAAGGTGGTGGTGTTCCGCCGCACCCGCAGTGACACTCTCCCACCACCACTGACGCCGTTCAAGAGCACCGCCACCATGATCAGGTAGAGCCCCGCGAGGCCCACCGTGTAGAGGTGGTTGGTGTTGTCCCAGCTCCCCGGCCCCACCAGGCTCACCGCGTTGGGGAAACTCACCACCGTCTCGGTGGAGGCAGCGAAGCTCTGCGACGTGGTCTTGCCGCGAAAGAGGAAGGGGCGGTTGCTAGTGGTCACATACCCGGTGACCGCCAGGTTGCCGCTGATGGTTCCCCCGCTGGTTTGGAGGAAACTGGACGCATGCAGCCCATCCACCAGGTCCGCATTGAGGTTAGTGCAGAGTGTCCCGTTGGAGACTGGCACCTGGTTACTGGAGTTTCCGGCATGGTAGTTGTCCAAAAGATCCGCATGCAAGTTGGAGCCCGACCCCTGTGGCGACACCGCCACCGTCACCGTCTTGGTGCTGGTGTTGGCCGAGAGGCTGATGTTGCTCCCAGCGCTGAACCGGATGGTATCCGTCGGAGCGCTGGCAGCGATGTTGGTGCTGCCCACCTGCACCACCGAGTAGGCATCCTGGTTCTGGAGCGTCGAAGCATGGACACCATCCACCAGGTCCGCATTCAGGTTGGTGCAGACCGTGCCGTTGGAGACCGGGATCTGGTTGTTGGCGTTACCCGCATGGTAGCTGTCGAGAAGGTCGGCGTGGAGACCTGAGCCTGCACCCTGTGGTGAGACGGCTATCGTCACCTGCTTGGCCGACGTGTTGGGCGTCAGCGTCACATTGCTCCCCGCCACCAGCCTGAGGGTGTCCCCCGGATCCGTGGCCGCCACGTTGGTGCTCCCGACCTGCACCACCCCGTAGCTATTGACACTGCCCCCACCACCCGTGGCGGCGATGGTGACCCGTTTGTTGCTGGTGTCCGGCGTCAGCGTCACATTGGAGCCTGCCACCAGCTCCACCGTATCCGTCTTGGTGGTGGCCGCGATGATGGTGGTGCCCACCTTCACATTGGAGAAGGCAGGCTGGTTGACCTCCGCACCCGCCTGGATCCCATCCAGCTTGCTCTTGTCGGCGCTACTCATGAAACCTGCGCTGGTTGACGTGGCGTTGGGATGGGTGTGCGAGGCCGCGGCAAAGGCGCTGGCGTGAGCACCATCGACGGTGTCGGCATCCAGCCCAGATCCGGCCCCTTGGGGCGACACCCCCAGCGTCACCCGCTTGTTGCCGACATCCGGTGTCAGTGCCAGGTTGCTCCCCGCCACCAGGGTGAGGGTATCGGTCTTGCTGGTGGCCAGGATCCCGGTGGATCCGACACGGACCTCGGAGAAGGCAGGCTGGTTGACCTCGGCCCCGGCCTGGATCCCATCCAGCTTGCTCTTGTCATCCGGGCTCATGAACCCCGCGGCACTCGAGGTGGCATTGGGGTGACTGTGGGCCGCTGCCGCAAAGGCGCTGGCATGGTTCCCATCGAGGAGGTCGGCGTCCAGCCCAGAACCCTCTCCCTGCGGTGTGATATCCCCCGGGGCATGGGTGTGCGCGGGGATGGCCACCTGACGGGCTACCCAGCGCCCCTTGGTCGCGTCCCAGAGCAAGAGTGCCCCATCGGTGGGGGTGCCAGAGATCTCGACATCCAAGAGCTGGCGCAGGCGGGTGCCGCGAGGGATCACTCGTTGAAATGTCTCCTCGGCCATGGCTCCTCCTCACCCGCTCTCAGTGCATCACCCACTGTGACCCGTTCCAGCGCTTGACCGGGAGCCAGACCCAACGGGTGCCGTCCCAGCGCTTGACGGGATGCTTGACCCATGAGGTGCCGTTCCAGCGCTTCACACCCGTACCGCGGTTGTAGACCAGGTAGGCACCGATCCGCCCCGAGTGGGCAGTGCCACCCGTGGCAGTACTGATGCCACCAGTGGACGTCTTGTGGTAGTGGGTGCCCCCGCTCCCGTAGCTCCAGACCGCCTGGCCACTGGGGTTGCGCCACCAGCCGACATAGTACTCCCAGCCGTACTGGGTGACCATGGGCTCGAAGGTGACCTCGGTCCAGGACTGGCCTCCTGTATTGTTGCCACCCGTCGGGAAGGTCACTGAAACGGAGCGCAACAGGTTCCCCTGGTAATCCCAGACGCAGACGTAGCCGGTGACAGGTCCACCACGTCCACCGACATAGACACCCGCGCCAGTGATGATACCCCCCTCAGGCATCACGATCTTCTCGGACCAGATCTGGTTCTCGTAGTTGACGCCAGTCCACTCCCAGGATGACCAGGGCCCAGTGTAACCGACCTGCGGCATGTTCCCCTCCTAGGACAGCACGGTGCTGGTGTCGATCCAGATGTCACCAGTGCGGGCATCCGAGGGCGCGGAGCTCTGGACATAGATCCGGCCACCTTGCAGGTTGTTGGCACTGCGGTAGACCACCAGATCATCGCCGCTCCCACTGGAGCCGATGCGGGCCACGAGGCGCCCTCCACCTGAGACCACCCAGATCCGCCCCATCTCGTTGCCGGATCCATCTACGAAGATGATGGCTCCTGGCGCGTTGGAGGTGCTGCCACCAGCCCGGAGGTGCAAGTTCTTGCTGGAGCCGATGATGAGATCCCCGCTCATCGTCCCACCACTGGTCTCGAGGTAGTTGGGGTGGGTGTGCGAGGCGGGAGCGAAGCTGGTGGCATGGTAGCCGTCCACCATGTCGGCATTCAGGTTGTTGCAGAGGGTGCCGTTGGACACCGCTACCTGGTTACTGGAGTTCCCAGCCCGGTACCCATTGACCATCTCAGCATTGAGCCCCGTTGCGCTGAGGGCGATGGTCACCGTCTTGGTAGTGGCATTGGCCGAGAGGCTGATGTTGCTCCCCGCTGACAGTGCCAGCGTATCCGTCTTGCTGGAGGCCGCTATCGTCGTGGAGCCCACCGCCACGTTGGAGAAGGCATTCTGGTTCACCTCGGCACCCGACTGGATCCCGTCGAGCTTGCTCTTGTCGGAGCTGGACATGAATCCCGCCGCACTCGAGGTGGCGTTGGGGTGGGTGTGCGTCGCCAGGGCAAAGGCACTGGCATGCTGCCCATCCAAGAGGTCGGCGTCCAGACCAGAACCGGCTCCTTGGTTCAGGGCCAGCGTCACCGTCTTGGTCGTGTTGTTGGGCGTCAGGGTGAGCTGCGTCGTGTTGCTGGCCAGCGTCAACCGGTCATTCCCAGTGGTGGCTTCCACATCGGTGGTGCCGACGCGAACCTTACCGTAGTTGATGAGACCAGACGAGGAGGACAGGGCATCCAGGCGGCTCTTGTCGGTAGCGCTCATGAACCCGGCACTGGTGGTGGTGGCTACCGGGTGCGTATGATCAGCTGCCGCCGCACCGATGGCCGCAGGTGTCAAGGCATCAGGTCCCCCCGCCGCATGGCGGCTGGCATGGTTGGCCAGCGCCGACAAGGTGATGGGAACCGTATCGGACCAGTTGGTGGTGCCCAGGATCTCGCGGATCCGCTTGACCAGCCAGGAGAGGATCTGCGTCAAGCTCCCCGTGTTGGCGTAACTCGTGGAGGTTCCCTGGTCCACGGTGCGGTTGCCGATTTTGGCATCCGTCACCGCCCCATCGGCAATCTTGGCAGAGCCGACAGCACCATCAGCGATGGCCGCAGCGTTGACGGCGCCATTGGCCAGCTTGGTGCTGGTCACCGCGCCACCCGCCAGCTTCACCGTCGTCACCCCACCATCGGCCAGCTTGGCAGTGGTGACTGAGCCATCAGCCAGCGGCGAGGCTCCACCCGGGCCGAAGAGTGCCAGCACCTGGAAACGGATCCCACTCTTGATCCAGCGCACCGTGTTGGTCGCCGGATCCAGAAGCTCTATGTCATAGCGCCCAGTGGGAGAGGCCAGCGTCTCGGTGTTGACGGACAACTCCCAGTAGCCAGTGCCCGAGGCACTGGAGGTCTCCACGAAACTGGAGCCCAGCGTCCCATCAGTGTTCACCGGATAGGCCCGGACACGCACCCCTCCCAGAGGTGCCCCCTCGCGGAAGGCATAGCCACTGAAGACCAGAACCGCCATCGTCGCCCCTCCCCAGAACTGCCATCACACTGCGCGCCGCAACTTGGAGTGATCCCGCCCTTCCAGCGCTTCTCTCACATAGTAGAGTGGATCGCGGATGGCATCGTCCTCGTCGATGAAGATGATCTGGATCCCCCGCTCCGCAAAGTAGAGGAGCCGGAAGAGATCCCGCTCCTGCCGCTCTGATCCCAGCACATAGTGCCAGTACAGTCCACTCACCTCGATGCCGATACCCAGGTCCGGCAAGAGGAAGTCCACCTGTGAGTAGAAGCCACGCCCTACCCCTGGGAGCTGCACATGGACGAAGAAGTCCTCCTCCGGCTGGTATCCCAGCTGCACCAGCGCCCAGTAGACTGCCCACTCAGGCTTGGTGCCACCCGGGTAGCGCTGGCGCCACCAGAGTGGCGGCTCTCCCGCTGGCTCCTGGACACGGAAGCTCTCCAGTCCACGCAGGCCGCGGGGGATCAGGGTGACGTCGCTCCTGCCGAAGCCACGCGGCTCCCGTGGTATCCCAGGGAGACGCGGGATCTTGCCGCGCCGGGGGAGCTTGGTTGAGATCTTCACCATGGTCAGGACTCCAGCTCGATGAGAGACACCACATAGCGCCCCTCGCGCCGCGGCCCCTGCACCTCGCTGGCCACGAGTTCCGTGATGAACACCCGCTTCTCGATGACCTCCCCCTCGTCATGGTAGCGGAAGGTTCCCGCCACTCGCGAGGTGGCAGCTGCCTCGAGGCGCCGGATCAGCTCATGGGCAGGCACTCCCACTGTCTCCCGGCAGAAGGGATCCGTCAGCTGGAGCGAGACCTCCCACCCCCAGAGCAGGCGCGGTACCCGCAGATAGGTCAAGATGCAGGTCCGGAGCAGCGGTGCCACCATGGGATCCGTACCGCGGCGCATGGCGATGAGCATGCGACAGGCGCGAAAGTGGTGCCCCTGGAGCCCTCCTATCCGGAACCGGTGCTTCCCAGTGGTGGTCACCGTACCCACATACTCCCAGTCGTCGCGATAGTCCCAGCCCACGTAGATGGCGACCTCGCACCCCTCTGGCACCACTGCATCGACATCGACACCGAGAGCCAGCTTGTCCAGCTCCGACCAGCCCATGTCCCACCAGGAGGTGATCAAGGCGCCCTCCTCAGCGTAGCGTTGCGTGGGATTCTGGAGCGGGTTGTGAAGCCCCACCGGGAGGTCCACTGACCAGACACCCTGGGAGTCGGAGCCCCAGAGGCGATAGGTTCCATCCCCAGTGAGCGCGGCCACATCGCCCATCTCGGTGATACTGGTGCGTTGCGTCAAGAGATGGAAGGCGATACCAGGGCTCATGAGCACCGCTCCCGTCACCGAGACACCAGGGAAGAGTGGGGTGTCGATGGGGAGCCCCGTCTCCATGACGGGTGCACTACTGGTCCGCTGCGCCACCGCGATGACGGCGAACCACAAACCATGCCCCGCCACCACTTGCTGCACCCTCCCAGACAGGTGCGCCGGGAGACCATCGTCTCTATCGGGGCCCACCACGGTGACGGCATTGGTGTTGTACTTGTAAATCGACAGCCCCACCGGTACATAGAGCTCACCACGCCAGACGGCAGCCCGCCCCACCTGATCCGTCTCGGGATAGAGGAGACCAGTGGGATAGAAGCGCTGGGCCGCAAAGTCATAGGCATAGAGACCATCGCGGGCCACGGCATGGAGCACCAGCTCACCCGCGGCATCGAAGTAGGGAATCAGCTGCCGCGCATAACCTGGGGGAGCCGGGAACCGTCCTGCCTCGTTCCACGAGGATCCATCCGTCGGATCCAGTGTCCACCGCATCCGGTTCTGCAGATCCAGCCGGAACAGCTTGTCATCCCAGACGCCGAGTGCAAACCCACTGGCTCCCGTTACCGTGGTCCAGCTCCCCAGATCCGTATCGTAGATGGCCAGCCCCGTCGTGGTGAGGATGATGATCCTGCCGTCATAGATGGCGACATCGCTGAAGGCACCCGAGACCGCCCCCAGATTGCTCCAGGACTGGGTGTCCTCGTCCCAGCGGTACAGCGTCTCCGAAGCCACTGCATAGATCCGGTCCGCGAAACTGAAGAACCGTTGCACCACTGGCAACTCGCCGCGGCTCTCCACCAGGGGCGCCAGGGTGAGATAGCGATAGCGCCCATCCAGGCTCCCGAACCAGTAGCGGTCCAGGTGCCGCGTCGGATCTGCAAACAGCACCCCGAGACCACCAGTGAAGTCGCTGACTACCCACTCCGATTCCACCACATGGTCACTGCGCCGGTAGTCTCCCGTCACCACCTTCTGGGGGAAGGGGGTGATGCCACGGCGCACCAGAGGACGTTGCGCCAGTGGGTAATGGACGCCGTAGAGGGAGATCACACCCTCGCGGGTTTGGTTCATCGCTCCCTCCTCTCCTGCTCACGGCAGCACCGCCACCGCCCCATGAGGCACCCGGCCCACCAGGCGATGGAGCGCTCCATCGGCTACCTGCAGCGCCACCATGAGACGGCGCAAGTGCTCCTCGACGTCGATGCCTGGCCCCGCGCTCCGCGCTGCATGCAAGAAGACCGACGCCAGGTTGACCAGCGACAGCGGCTCCACCGGGAGCTGCGAGTGCGGTTGCACCGGAACCGTCAGTGGCCCGAGACCCCTCAAGAGCACTTCGGTGAGGTCAGCGGGCACCAGGAGGCGCCTGCCCAGCGCTGGTGCCCAGGCCTCGTCAGGGAGCACTCCTCCCTCCACATGCACCTCGTAGACGTGAGTGAAGCCCACTGGGATCCGCACCTCCCCACGCGCTGCCCCTGGTGCCGTCGTCACCGAGAGTCCAGGAGCATCCAGGCGCACCCGTGCCAGGTTGCTGTACTCAGCTACCGCAGAGCGGATGGCCCGCAGCACCTCAGCGGGAGCGAGTTCCAGGAGCAGATAGCGTGTGCCGGGCAAGAGGGGAGACGGGAAGCTACTGACCAGCCGCAGCTCTCCACCTCGCGAGGAGGCCACCACGCGGCTCACGAGACCATTGGCCAGGTCATCCTCCGGGTGGATCACCACATGGTGCTGCACCCAGGTGTCCTGACCACCCGGCAAAGTTTCATCGACGATGACGGTTCCATCAGACGAGACGGCATGGATCTCCCCCTCGATCACCGGGGCCTGGTGCGCCGCCACTTGGGCCAGGAGGTCATAGAGGGAGAGCATCGGCACCGGCGTCGGGTTGCCGATGAAGGCTGGGATCACCCGCTGGATGGAACCGCGCTGGAAGGTGACCTCCCAGAGCCCTGGCACCGTGACGCGACTCCCTGGCACCCTCACCGCAAAGCGGTTCCCCCCGAGGGCAGTGGCTGACAACCCTGTCACCGCCTCGCCGAGGGAGTCGCGTACTGCCACGGTTACGCTGCCAGTGCCTGGCAGGTCGGCCACCACGGTGAGCTCAGCGCCAATCACTCCCTCCATGACCTCTCCCCCTCCGTCAGCTTCCCTTCTTGCGCGTCTCCGGCGGCGGCGTCTCGGCAGGCTCCTCAGTCTCCACGATATGCGTCAGGTAGTCATCCAAGAAGCAGATCTGCGACTCGTCGTAGAGAGCCCGGATCTCTGGCTTCAAGGTGGTCCACTGGAGACGGGTGAACCCTGTGGCCTGGTCTCTCCCGCGGTAGAGCCCTCGCTCCCCGAAGTTGTAGAGGAGGTCGATGGCCACACTGCGCGGCACACGACGCCCCTCTGGTCCAAAGGTCCACTCCCGCCCCTGGTAGCGGACCACCATCGGCTTGCCAGAGGCCGGGGCAATGCGCACCCGCCCATCCCCCAGGTGATCCGCGTCTACCCAGGCACGCAAGAGCTGAGTCCGCTCCGGCTCCTCGGTGCGGAACAGGATGTCATCCAGCCGAAGCCCTGCCACCTGGGTGGGATCCGGCACCGTCACACCCTGCGCAATCAGAACCGGCGCCTGCTCCTGTATCCGGATGCTCATGTTCCCTCCTTGGCCACGCTGCACAACTCTCGCAGATCCTCGGCGCTGACGAGGTCAGGATCCTGCGTCGGAGCTATCTGGCAGGGCAGATACTCCGGATCATCGTGGATCCCCTGCCAGTAGACAGGATCCGTCGGGGAGGCCGAGTAGTTGGGGGGCCGCATCACGATGACGGGGCTGGTGAAGACACGTTGGGCCAGCTTCCCGCACACACAGTGCTGCGGCTGCCCCGCCTCTGCCATGGGAAGCTTCACGAGGTACCGCAACCCACCCTGGCAACGGAAGACATACCACGGCATGGTCACCCTCCATGGGAATGGAGGGGGAGGGATCAACTCCCTCCCCCGCTCACCATTACGTGGTCTGCAGGTCACGAATGGCACCCTGCCGCCCCGGGTGACGGCAGATCAGGTTGGCGTAGGTCTTGATCACATACTCTTCCCGGTCCGTGTTCACCGGCACCTGATCTGTCTCGAAGGGCAGGAGCACCTCGTAGCTCCAGTCACGCTTGTCGATCCAGAACATGGCACCTGCCGCCATGCGCGGCACCACCATGACGGGGATCGAGTCGTACTCCAGGGCCTCGAAGCCGCCGTCAGCCTTGGTGACATTGACCCAGCGGCGCCGCTCCTCCAAGAGGTTGCCGTACTGGTCGAAGTGGACGCGGCTGGTCAGGATGAAGGAGATCTCAGCCTCCCGCTCCGGTACCTCGAGTTGAGCCCGCATCTGCTGGAAGAGCCCCATGGTGAGAGGACGCGCCGTGCCACCATTGGCCAGCACCACGCTCCGCCACCAGGTAGCGGTGCTCCGGTTGATGGTGGCATACACCCCAGTGTCGCGGATGATGTCCCCCAAGGAGTCCATCTCGACGCGGGCATACTCGTCGGCGACGGTGTTGGGGTTGATGTTCAAGAGGTGCCCATCGATCCGGTACAGGAGGTCCAGCGAGGCTCGGCGGGCCTCCTCAGCCAGGACGCGCACCAGGGCTGCTTCATCCGACTTGGTCGCCGCGATGGCCAGACCAGATGCACCATAGGTGATGCGGGCCATCTTGTAGGGCTTGCGTGCCCTCTCGTATGCCTGCTTGCCAGCCTCGGCGATGACGTCATCTTCACGGTAGAAGACAGCACTGTTGTTCCGGTCATAGTGGACGATCCACTGGGCCTCATGACCAGTGCCAGCCTTGGTCCCGAACAGCTTGACCAGTGTCACCTTTTCACCGAGAGCCCGCACAAACGGCTTCTCGAAGTGCTCCCGGAAGATCCGCGCCAGATCAGTCAGTGCACCTGCACTGGTATAGACTCGCGGACTCGCCATCGTTTCCCTCCCATTGCATCATCGCTTGCGTCATCAGCGTCCCTGGAGCGACCTCACGATGGCTTCCACCGCCTCGTCGAAGGTCTCCGCTGGGCGCGGAGCTGCACCACCAGCTGCCCCTTCGAACTTGTCAGCTTGGGTGGCCCGGCGCTGGCTCTTGGCAGCTTGTCGCCGGATCTGCGCCAACTCGCGAGCCACCATCTCCATCGCGTAGGGATCATTGATCTGGTAGAGGCGCTCTGCGGGAACGCCGTAGCGCTGCGACAAGGTCATGACAACCAAGTGTTTGGCCAGTTCTTGCAGCTGCTGCTCCGCATAGGAGAGCTGCGCAGCCTTCTGTTGCATAGCCATATCAGCATAGAGCTGCTGCGCCACCTGAGGACGCTCCTCCTCCGGGATCTGCTGCAGCTGCTGCTGCAGGATCATCTGCTGGAGCTGTGCCTCGAGGCGGGCCTTTTCGAGTTCCAGGGCGCGGCGGGCCTCCACTTCACGCTGGACACGCGCCTGCAGCCCCTTGAAGCGTCGTTCCCACTCCTCAGCCCGGCGCCGGTACACCTCAGGATCGGCTGCCTCCTCTCCCCGGGCAGCTGCCAGATCCTCAGCAGTATCAGCGCTCCCCGTTCCAGCGAGACCCTCGTCCTCGAGGGGAAGCTCCTGGCTTTCCTCGGGTTCGGGGGCTCCGGTGACGGTGGGGAACTCGAGCTCTTGCATGGTCTACCTCCTCGTGTCATCCCTGTTCAGGGTGGTGAGCGGGAGGGAGGTGGGGCCTCCCTCCCCCTACCACCTCTTACCGCTGTGTCGCTTGCCAGTAGGCCTGCGGAGTGCGTGGTACCCCGCGAGGCTGCTTCTGCACCCACTCGAAGTAGCGGCGGAGCTCCGGATCCTGCTGGATCAGCTCCTCCTGCTTGCCCGGCGGCAGGAACAAGAGCGCTTGCACCTTGGCCACCAGGTTCTCCGGCCCCGGCTTCCAGGAGAGCGGGACGTAGGCAGCACCGATCCAGCCCTGCTTGGCCAGCTGGCTCATGGTGCCGCGGGGGAGCTCACTGGAGGCGGGTAGCTGAGCCCTGGCCTCGCGGATCTGCCGCTCCGTCTCAGGGAGGAACTTCACCGGTACCGGGAGCGTCATGCCCACCACCTCCTGCGCCAAGAGCTGGCGCCGGACATCTTGCCAGGCGCGCTGGAAGATGGGGCTCTCGGGATCATTGAGCGCCTTGACATACTCTGGATCCGCTGCCCTCCCGGTCTCCTCCACCGACAGCTCCAGGATCCGCTTCTTCACCAGGTAGTCGGTGTAGCCAGATCCGGTGAGCGTCTCAGGCTGGCCACGGATCCGCCGGATCCCCTCGCGGAACGGCTGCTCCACATCCAGGCCCGTCGCCTGCGCCAGGAGACCAGAATGGCGCAGCACCCGCATCGGCTCCCAGTCCTCACCCAGCACTCCCGCCACTCCCAGCGGGATCTCAGCCCAGGGAGCCAGGCCCAACCCTACCCGCGAGGCCTGGACCTGGAGCCGCGCCAGGAGCGGGGCGTCATCTGGGATGTAGCGGTACTTGAGCTGGTCAGCGATGGAGAGCGCCACTATCGGGTTGGCATAGGCAGTGCCGGGGCCGAAGAGCCAGCCCAGGAAGGGGACCGGCATGGTATCGATGAAGCGCCGCGGCAAGCCCAGCCGCTCCCGCTCATCCTCAGCGATCTGGTGGTAGCTCTCCCAGGCCCGCAGGAGCCAGGGATGCTGCCCCAGCGTCTCGAGGTAGAAGGGGATGTTCCTGGTCGCCCAGAAGTGGAAGGGTGCCCAGGCCCGGATACCCAACCACCTCTCGATGTTCTTCTCGTCGCCGTAGTCGAAGAAGAGGCGACGGGCTAGCTCTTCACCGCGCCGCGAGGCCTCCACCTGCACCCGGCTCCAGGCGGCGGAGAGTTCCGCGGCCTGCTCTGGGGTGCCACCCACCCGGCGCACTGCCTCTTCCAGCTGCTGCACCGAGAAGACCACCCCGCGCTCCGTGGCATCCAGCATCCGGATGAGCCGGTTACCATTGCGAGTCCCCAGTACCTGGCGCACCAGCCCATCGAAGGCAGGTCTGGCCTCCCGCAGCTGGCGCAGCGTCTCGGTGATCCAGGCCCCGCTCCGGAAACTGGATTCCACTGCCTGGCCCACCCGGCGGTTGAACTGCACCAGCTTCTCGGCACCAGCCCCCAGGCGGCGCGAGAGTCGCGAGAGGAGTGTCCCCAGCGCGGTCTCGGCCTGTGGAGAGGCAAACTCCTCCCACACCGTCGTCTGGGGCCTCCAGAGCACCGACTCCGGAATCGGGATGCCCAGGCGCTCCGCGAGGGTGAAGGCACTGCGTCCTATCACAGGGTTGACGCCATAGAGCACCGCCTTCACCGTCGAGTCCAGGATGTTCTGGAGGTGATAGCGTGGCGTCAGGAGTGCCTGCTCCCGCCAGGCCCGCAGCGGCAGTGCCTGGGCCAGGCGGCTGAGAGCCCGCACCGCTACTGGATCCTTCTCCACCCCCAGGCGCTTGGCCATCTCGTCAGCATAGGCCTCGACGAGTGCCTCCCGCCGCGTCTCTGTCACAGTCTTCCCCAGCACTGCCTCCGCCGCCTCGTCAGGATCCAGGCCGATGAGCTGGAGGAAGTTGTCGATGACGCGGCGCTGGTTCTCGTCGGCAAAGCGCCTAGCCTCCACCACGTCGCGGATGGTGGCTGTGGGAGCTAAGAGATCCGGTGCCAGTGGCTCCCGCTCCACCAGGTGCTGGCTGATCTCGCGGAGCGCCTGCCGCGCCGCTTGGAAGCTCTCCTCGAGCTGCTGCACCCGCGGCAGTGCCCCCGCCTCGCGGAGCACCCGCACCATCTGATCCGGCAGGACACTTCCATACCAGCTCCGCGCTAGCTCCCCTTGCACCTGACCACGCAGGCGCCGAGTGCGTGGGAGCAGGCGGTCCACCAGGCGCTGGGCTACCGGGAAGCGGACTCCGAAGGCAGCCCAGGTATCCCCGACCTCGCGGAGGAGGGCTGCCGCGTGGTTGCGCAGCTCCTGTGGGGAGCTGGCCCGCAGCGCTTGCACCACCCGTGGCCGCAAGTGCGGGAGCCACAATGAGACCGCTGCCAGCGGCTCATTCTCGTTGCCGAAGGTCCTGCCCAGGAGCTCGGCCAGCTGGTCCAGGTTCTGCTGCGGCAGCCGCTCCTCGGCAGCGATTTGCGAGAGCACCTCGCGGAGATCCTCCACTGCCAGAGGACGCATCGTCGGACCTGGCTTGCCGCGGGTGAGCCGGGCTGCCTCACCAGCAGCCTCCTCCACCACCTCCTGGGCGAGTTGGCCACCGAAGTGCGCCTGGACTACCAGACCGGCATCGGGCCCCAGGACCCCTGCCTTCTGGAGCAGCCACTCCAGGTGCCCGAGTTCTCGCTGGGAGAGGCTGCGCAGGCGCCCATCGGATCCCACACGCCCTAGGATCTGCTCCACCCCGGGAGCCCAGTCTTGCCCCGACAAGAGGTAGCGCACCGCCTTGTCGAAGAGTGCTCCCTTGAGACGCGGGTTGAAGTCGAGTGGACCCTTGCCCTGGTCATCGAAGAGGGGGCGACCCGCCACCTCGGGGTTGGGATCACCCGCCTCGAAAGCCAGGCGACGGCTCTTGCGGATCTCCCTCAGAGTCCGTCGGACCTCCTCCTCAGTGCGTGGACGGACCTCCTCCCAGAGCAGTGAGCGCTGCCCGGCACTCTCCAGATCCCTGGCGGCTGCCGTCTCCACTTGGCGCAGCTGCTCCGGGGTGGCGGGAACCAGCCTGCCAGGCTCCACCGCGAAGTCGCGTGGCCAGGTGCCGTCGTCCAGTCGCACCGAGAACTTGACCACGCCCTCGGGTGTATCGACCTCGGTGAAGAAGAGGCGCTCCGGACCTTGAATGGAGACCTCTCCCGTCGCCTGGACCACGTGCCCGCGATGCGGACCACTGGTGTAGACCAGGCCCTTGCCGCCTACCAGCACTGACTCCTGCTCATACTTGGCCCCGAGTTCCAGGGCATCCCGTTCCCGCATACCGGGAACCAGGAATGACTCCTCGACGATCCCCTCCTCCGAGTAGCGTCCTCGCACCGGAATCGGCTGGTAGCCACGGCTTTGGAGATCTGCCAGGAGCTCCTGGCGCCGTCGCACCAGCTCCTCCTCCGGGAGCCCCAGCTTGTCGGAGGTCAGGACCACGTAGTCGCCGCTCTCCAGGATCTCCCGCAGCCGCTTGGGTACCGGAGCAGCGGGCAGTGCCAGGTCCTGCAACAGTTCCCGCGCTACCTCAGGTGTCAGCGCCTCGCGGGGCAGCCCTCGCCGGTAGGCCACTTCAGCCACGCGGCGGTAGTTCTCGAGAGCCTGGCGCAAGGGTTCTGGGACGTCACCAGTGGCCAGGAGCCTCTCGACACCGCGGGCAAAGGCTTCTTCAGCAGGAGCTGCCTCCTCGGCGAAGATCCCCGCCCCACGCGCCACGTAGCGCATGAGGTGGGCCAACTCATGCGGCAGCGTGGTGATGTCGGCACGCGGTGTGAGGTAGATCACTGGGCCACCCGGCCCGAGTTCCAGGTACCCCCGCACCCGGCGCAGCCCCTGGTAGAGCCGCGGATAGAGCACATCGATGATGGCGGCTGCCTCGTCGCTCCGCAGGATGCCGCGCTGGGCCACCTCGGAGAGCAACTCGCGGATCTGCGGATCCCGCTTGGCGATGTCGCTGGGCATCCAGAGGTCCCAGTCGGCCAAGATCTTGCGGATCCCGCTGGCATCACCCTGGAGCAGCGCCTGCACCACCTCACCAAGACCGCGCTTCACCCCCTCTCCCTCGATCCGGATGATCTGCCAGAGCCCGGCTTGCAGCGCCGCCAGGTTGGGATAGAGCCTAGACAGCTCCGGATCGCGCTGCACCCGCCGCCAGAGTTCCCGCAGGAGCACCCGCTCCGCCACTGCCCTGGCCGGTCCCGCTGCCTTCTCAGCCTGGGCCACCGCCTCCTGGTAGGGGATTCCTGAGAGCAGAGCTATATCGCGGCGGATCCAGCGGTCCAGTGCAGCGCCATTGACCTCCCGCTCAGCCCGCTTGATGTACTGGAGCACCTGCTCCTCCGGTACCCCAGCTGCCCGCATGGCCACTGCCTGGTCGAAGATGTCAGCGTAGCGGTCCACCACGTAGGTGTAGTTCATCAGCTTGTCGAGGTAGGGTGACGGCTGCCCCGGCTTGGGCACCAGGCGCCCCAGATCCGGTACCCGCCTCCAGAGTGGCTCGGCCAAGTTGGTCACATCGGCGAAGGCGCTATCCGGCAAGAGGCCAGGGTATCCCAAGAGCAGGAAGCGCCGGAACTCGTCGAATCCCGCCAGCAACATCCCTGAGGGATGGCGCCCCTCGGCCAGCTGTCGCGTCCATCCTGCCACGGCACGGAGGTTCAGGAGCGGGTTGGCTCCCTTGCCACCCGCCGCCCAGGCCGCCAGGGCAAAGTCGCGGATATCCCGGTTCTCGAGGCGATGCCGCACCAGCTTGGCCGCCTCTTCAGGCACCAGGTACCCTGCCTCGTCCACCCTGGTGAGGTCGATGCCCAGCCGCCGCGCCAGGGTGGGATCCACCCGGTCTACCCTGGTCAGCCCCAGCGTCCTGGCAGTGTCCAGGAGCGGGTTCACCGGCTGCTCAGGGATGACGAACTTGGTCACCCCCGTCAGGCGACTCACAGAGCGCTCCCGCGGTGGGCGATAGGGTACCTCCCCGATACGGCTCATCGCCTCGCGGAACAGTGGCTCCGGTATCGCCTCGGTGGGGCGGAAGCGGTACCCCATCTCCTTGAGGGTCTCGTTCAGGCGCTTGGCCTCCGCCTCGGAGAGGTAGACAGCGCGCTGATAGGCTGGATCCACGTTGCGGGGATCCACCAGCCGCTGGATGGCCTCCTCCGGGAGTCCCTGCCCACGGGGGAAGAGCCGCGAGAACCAGGCACCGGCATCCCGATACCAGGCTCCCGCCTCTTTGGCCATCGGCTCTCCCATGGCCTGGGAACCGGCCCGCAGCCGCCGCTGCCAGCGCTCCACCGCATCCGGTGGGTGGCTGAGAAACTTCAGCGCCGAGGCCACCAGTTCCTCGTCGGGGCTCTCCGGTACATAGCGTGGATCCTCCAGCATCTTGCGGGTGACCTCTTCCACGGTTTGGAAGAGCTTGCTGGCCCCACCGGGGTCGTCCTCGAAGGAGGCGCGGATCCGCATCATCCCATAGACCTCGTCGAGGTCGCGGAAGCGCCCCGGGTTCTGGGCATAGGTAGCCACGGCTACCGCGTCGAGGATCCGGTGCAGCGTCTGGCGGGTGGGTGCTGGGAACTCCCGCGTCAGCAAGGCATCGTCCAGCTCCAGGTGGACGCGCATTCTTTCGGAGGGGCGCACCAGGATCCGGTTCCCCTCGCGGACCTCCTGAAGGAGACCGCGCTCCAGGAGCTCCCGTTTCACCTCGATGAGCGGCTCGCGGGCCTCAGGGCGCAAGGGTGCCTCCCGCGAGAGCGCATCCCAGGCCCGCGTCAGGCTCACACTGTCCACCCCGCGGATGACGTCACGTACCTGCTCCCGCGGTTGCCCGATGAGCAAGTCTGCCCACCCCTGGCGCGCCAGTCGCACTACTTCTCCCTCGGGAGCCAGAGGGTTCTCGACACCGCGGCTCTCCGCCTCCTCCAGGGCGCGGCGGAAGAGTTGGACGTTCTGGCGGAGCTCCGCCTGCGGCGACTTCTGGAAGAGTGGCTTGCCAGTGATCCGCTCCAGTGCCCGGGCACCCCGGCGCAGCCCAGCCAGCGGCACCGTCACCGGGAGCGCCATGATGCGCCCCAGGAGCTCATCGGTAGCCGCCACCACGTCGTAGGTCTTGGCCAGTGCCGGAGAGGTCTCGAGGAGGCGCACCACCTTGGGAATCTTGCCCACCTTGCCGACCAGGCCCACGCCCACCAGGTTCAGGGGATCGAAGAGGATCTCCGAGCCCAGCTTGAGCCAGGGGTGCCCTTCCATGGCGAGGTTCCAGGCCTCGGTGAAGCTCTCCGCCTCCCGTACCCTGGGATCCTCCGAGATCTGCTTGACGTACCACCCCAGCGCTGGGCGCGTCACGAATTTGTTGCCGACATCGAGGAGCCACCCGGCTGCCGACAGTGCTTGCCGGAGCGGCCCCTTACCCGGTTGCTCAGCCTGCGCCGGGCTGGGTGTCACCGGTGGCGTGGTGCCCACCGGTGGCATCCGCCCTGGTGCCGCAGTCACCGGAGCCACGAAACTGGGCAGTGTCGGCTGCGGCGCCGGTCCCGTTGGGCGGCTACCCGGTAGTGCAGCACCAGTGCGAACCTCCGACAGTGCCTCCTCGAAGAGGCGACGTTCCAGTTCCCCCATCGCCCCTCCTTCCGTTCTCATGATCCCTCGGCATCAGAAGACCAGGTAATTGCGTGGGTTGACGATCTTCCCACTGGCATCACGCATCTCGATATGGACATGCGGCCCCGTCGAGTAGCCAGTGTTCCCCGACAGGCCCAGAAAGGCCCCTGGCTCCACGCGCTGCCCAGGGCGCACTGCCACGGCGGACAGATGCCCCAGGATCAGGACCTTGCCATCGTCGAGCCGGATGGTCACTGAGTTGCCATACCCACCATTCCAACCCGCTTGGACCACCACCCCGCGGAAGGGGCTGTAGAGACGCGTCCCACTAGGCACGCCGATGTCGATACCGCTATGGTAGCCACCGCGATACATCCGCGGGTTGTGGTTGGCGTACTCCTGAGTGATGGGGAAGCGCTGTCCACCGAAGATGGTCCAGACACTCCCTTGCACCACCGCTCCAGCCGGTTGCCCCAGATTCTGGAGGCGGGCCAGCGTGTTGCGGAACTTCTCGACATACTGGAACCCAGTCGTGCCCAAGGCATCGCGGGCACCGGTGATGTTGCCCTGGGCATCGATGGCTCCGAAGTAGGCTGCCGCTGCCTTGTCCCACGAACCGTAGCGCCGGTATAGCTCAGCTAGGTAATCTGCTGCCGTGAAGACATTCACCCGCGGATCCCACAGGTTGCCACCATATTTGGCGGCGCGCCCCGCGTGGTAGTTGGGCATGACCTGCATCAAACCCACCGCTCCGGCGGGTGAACGCGCCTGCGGATTCCCCCCACTCTCGATGGCCATGATGGCTCCCAGAACTTGCCAGGGCACCCCGAACTGCCGCTCTGCCTCCTCCAGGAGCGGCTTCCACTGCAGGACACCGCTGATGTCAGCACCCTCCTGCGGGTTGCCGGTGGGTAGGTTCTTGGCTCCGGGGAGCTGTTCCTGGGCAGCCAAGAGCAGTGCCTCGCGGAGCTGCTCTTCAGGACTCTTGCGGATCCCATACACGACATCGTAACCGACGCCATAGCGCGAGAGTGCTGTCTCTGGCTCCCGGACACCATAGACGACATCGTAGCGCGCCGGTGGAACCGGTGCGAAGGAGCTCACCAGCTCCTTGTGAAAGCGGTCAGGACGCAGCAACGGTGGAGTGGGAGGTAGCAGGACTCCGGCTTGCATCGGCTTGGGCCAGAGCGGACCAGCCAGATTCCCGAACACCATCTCCCCACCTCATCCGGATCATCTGCCAAAGTAGCGGTCAATGAAGCCAGTGCTGACCAGGAACTCGAGGAAGCTCATGCCCTGGGCATTGGTGCTGGCGTAGTAGCGGATGTAGTCATCCAGCTTCTGTTGGAGATCCTGGCGCGCTATCCGCTGCCAGGTCGGCGTCATCCACAGTCCTCCCAGGTACTGCAAGATGTCGTCAACCAGGCGATACTGGTCCGCGAAGTCACCATATTGCTCACCCGGCACGAAGTTGCGCAGCGCTTGCCCGATGGTGCGGCGCGAGAGCTGGGTCCCCGCCAAGGCGCTGGGAGTCCGCAGCAACATCTGCGGGAGCTGCTGGGCAAACGCCAGGAACCCGGCAGCTTGTGACTCCTGGTCTGCTGTCGGCGGGTTCAAGATGTCGTAGACCAGCCGGAGACCAGGTGACATGCTGACGGCGAAGGACGTGAAGGGGTTGGTCAAGTGGGTCGTGTACCCCATCTCGGCCAAGCGCTGGGTGATAGCTGACGCTGGATACTGGTAGAACCAGCTCTGCTGCCAGATGTTGCCGGTGACTGGCCCAAACAGCGGGGAGCCGCGTGGATTGACCTGGAACTGGCTCCCGTACACCGGCTTCCCGGCTCCCGTCACCTGCTGGTACATCTGTTGCTGCTGTTGCTGCGCTTGTGCTCCCGCCTGCAGCGCATTCGGATCGTAAGGGTTGTACCACGGCGAACCCAAGTGACCCGGCATCATCTCCTCCTGTTCATGCGAAGGCGAACCACCGCAGTGGTCGCTGATAGCGTCTCAGATCCATCCCGCGCATCTGCGGCACCAGGGTAGCCAGCAGACGGTTGGGATCCAACGTGCTCAAGTATTCCACCCAGTCGGGTGCAGTGGGCCCCTCGAGAGCACTCCGCGCCTGGTAGCCACGGTAGATGTCCTCGAAGAGGCGCTCCAAGCCCACGCGCTCCGCCAGGCTGGCACCGAGCTCCCGCAACCAGAGCTCATAAGCTGCCTGCGGGCTCTGCTCGAAGTACCCTCGGGTGTAGATGGAGTAGAGCGGTACCTGACCAGCCCACCCCACTGCTGAGAGACGAGGAAGGCGTACCGCATAGTTGGCCACGACTCATCACCTCCCTCGCTTGATCAGAACCGTCTCCCCGGCATCGTCATCGGTGGCATCTGGCGACTGGGCATCTGGGCTGGCGCCATCGCGGGTGGCATCCGCCCCGCCTGAGCCAGCGCCATCTGGAGCATCATCGGGAGGTCACGGAATTCCTGGATACCAGCTTGCTCCGGCGACATGCCTGGTGCACCCGGTACCATCATGGACGCCGGGCCCATCATACCGGCGGGTGAGCTCTGCTGGAGCGCCTGGAGCAGGGCCAGGAGGTCGAGGGCTCCTGCACTGTTCATCATCTCCTGGTTCTGGAGCAACCAGCGGATGAATGGTGAGGAGAGCAGGCGCTCTGGCATCATCCCATTGGTCGGTCTCATCGGCATCATGGTGTGTCTGGATCCTCCTTCCCCGCCCTCAGGCTAGCGGATCATACCCTACATTCCACAGGAACTCGGCGAAGTCCTGGAGTTGCCCATAGCTCCGCCACTGTCGCTCCAGTTCCTGAAGCTCTTGCCGCTTGCGGCGCATCTCCTCCTCGCTGAAGCCATACCGTCGCAGCAAGGGCTCGATACCTTGCTCCCAGTACAGCTCCGCTACCGAGGCTCCGGGAGTCTGGGCAGCCCTCCGCGCTGCCAGGCGCAGGGCTTGTCCCTTCTCGGTAGTCACTCCCAGCACATCGAGCACATCCTGCTGGCGGCGGTAGACATCGAGCCAGGTGGGTACCGTGCCAGATGGCGCGGTCTCGACCCCTGGTGCACTCATGCCTGGGCGGTTCCGGTAGAGGTTCCACAGTGCATAGGTCGGCTGCACACCCGCCGCCTGCATCGCCTCCAGGCTGGGGTAGAAACCCATGAGGACCTGATCCGGTATCGGTTGCCCCGCCTCCAAAGCCTCGGTCACCTTGCCCACATTCGGCAGCTGGGCAGGGATCACTGGCCGGTCCGCCATGGCTACCACCTCGGCAGGAGCCAGGAAGTAGGTGGGTTCCAGGCCCATCTGGCGGATCTCGTCGATGGTGGAGGCCATGCCAGTGATGATCTGATCCGGCACCGGTGTCACCCGGATCGGCTCCTGGTAGAGGGTGCTGCTCCGAGGGCTCGGCGCTGGCTGAGACTGCAGGCTGTAGGTGGGGCGGAGACCACGCTGCGCCAGCTCCTCCATGGTTGCAGCCTGCCCCGTCAGGATCTGATCCGGCACCAGCGTCGAGGCCAACGGCTCCGTCAGCGAGGCCCGCGGTGGCGTCACCGCTGGCTGCACCGGTGGCAGGTTGCCGAGTTTCCGCTGCGCCTCGACGAAGGAGGGGCTCTTCCAGGGATCATAAGGGCGGAACTCCGGCACCTCGGCAGGCTCAGCCGTCAGGAACGAGGTCAGCCAGGCTCCTGGGTAGCTCATAGCCACATTCAAGCCCTGCAGCGTGGCCGATACCCCCTGGCGCCCACGATGCGCCGCGGTAATCGCACCGGCCTCCGTCTGTTCCGCCAGCCAGCGCAACCAGTTCCCCACATCACGCACCGTGACCGGTGCCATCGTCGTCGGCATGTCTCACCTCCTCACACCAAGCCCGGGATCTCCCCAGCTCCCGGCAGCGGCTCCACTCCCGGCACTCCCGGCGGTGCCTGTTCACCTTGACCACCCGCTACCGAGGCCTGCGAGTGCTGCAACAGGTTCATGAGCGTGGCCAGCTGCGGTGGCAGTACTTGTGGCGGTGGTACCGCGGGTGACACTCCAGCGGGGGCACTCGCGCCACTCTCACCAGGCGGCGCTGACTCCTTCTGGCTCTGCCGCAGCTCCTTCTGCAGCTTGGCCTGTCGCCAGAGTTCATAGAGCACCGGATCAGTGCGCGCCAGAGCCCAGGGCACCAGGACCTCACGCGTCACCTCGGGGTCGAGGTAGGCGAGATCAGCCAAGACCCTCTCGTTCTCCCGTTGCGGATTCTCGATACCCAGAAACTCGTCGCGGGCCGTCTCCAGGGAGATCAGCTTCTTGTCGGTGAGCAACGCCGCCAGCTGCGCCATCTGGACGCGGTCTCGCGGTGCCACCTTGCGGAACCTGACCACGGTGCGGGTGCCCACGGCAGCCACGAGATCTGGGGTAATGGCATTCCCCGACACCAGACGCCCCGTCAAGGGATCGCGCACTAGATACCCCACTGGGCCATCATGGAGATCCCGAATCAGCTCCAGAGCACGCTGGTTCACCTGCTCGATCACTTGCTCCAACACCCGCGTCAGCGGGTGCAGCGTATCCATGGCAGCATCAGTCTGGAGCGTCAGCGCAAAGCCGGAGCCTTGGCCCACGCCCCAGAGGACACCCGGCAACCCTCCCTTCTCCACGTCATCCACCAGCGCCTGCATCACCGGCGCCGCATTGGCCGGGTTGGGAGTCACCTGGAGCACATCCACCCGCTCCCTGTCGAAGTAGAGGAAGTTGGTGGCACCCGCCGACAGCTTGATGGGCTGCGGGTTGTCAGGGCGGGCCGGATCGTAGTAGTAGACGGTGGGCGGGTTGGCGACTCTGGCCACCTCCGTCGCGAGTTGTGAGATGAGACGGTTCAGTTGGCGATAGGCTCGCTTGATGCCATGGAAGATGGAGACGCCCACCTCTTGTGTCCAGTGCTGCTGGTCACGGAAGGTGGCCCGGATGGGAGCTCCCAAACCGGTGGCGACAATCCAGGGCACGAAACCATACCCATGCTCCGTGGGTGGCTTGATCTCGATTCCATCCACCTCCAGCGCATGCCACCAGTCGTCGTAATAGGCCTGCACCTCGACAATATGATCCTCATCGCGCCCCGAGAGTGCCTTCTCCGCCTCGGGCCACTCATCCAGGATCTCCCCTACCGTTGCCCAGTAGCGGTGCACCACGTAACGGAGCCCGTTGGTTCCCAACTGTGGGTAGACCTGCCGCGGGTCACAGACATGGAGCTCCACCGGCAGCTCCCCCGCCGGTGCATCGGCGTTGTAGGAGATCCGGATGGTCACCCATCCCCGCAGGCAGAGAAAGTGGGCGATGTCGCGGAGCAGCGGGCCATGTAGCCCTTGCATCCAGCGACGGTCCCAGACCTCCCAGGCATAGCGCAGGAAGTCCTCGATGGCCTGAGCCGCCTCCCGCAACCGGCTGTGCGGCGGCACGGCATCGATGGATGGCAGCTGCTTGGACAGAATCGACGATGCCTTCTCCACCAGCACCCACGGGATGTTGCGGATCACCACCTCTCCCTCGCCCTGGGGGATATCGGTCATCCGGTAGAGCGAGAGATCTTCATCCATCCGCTGGTCACGGAGGGCCCAGAACTCCGTGGCGCGCTGCACCAGTGTCTGGATCTGTTCCCGCGTCGGCTTGCGCCGCCGAGGGTGCCGCTCCTCCTCCTCGGTAGCCGAGGGCTCCAACAGCCCTTGCACCTCGGCCATCCCCTCGGCGATCCGCCACAAACCCTCTGGATTCTCTTCTGGAGGCTGCGGGGGCAGTACCATGGCCCCTCCTTTCTCACCATTGGTCATACGCCATGCGCCGGACCACTGGCTCAGGGCGCTCCAGGCGCCGGAACGGTGGCAGGTTCACGAAGAAGTACTCCACCGCGCTGCGCAGATGCGAGGTCCCATCATGAATGGGCCTGCCACGCTCATCCTTGCGGGCCCGGCTCATCGCCTCATCGACGAGGGAAGCATCGACAGCACTCCCTGGGTTCACATTGACCACCACGCGCCGGATCCCGATTTCGGTGAGTTGCTTGCGGGTAAGATAATCCCGCGCCTTCTGGTTGGTGAAGACGTAGATCCCATGCTGCTTCAAGATGTCCAGCACCGAGAGCCCAGTCCCCACATGACGGTTGCCCCCTGCTGGATCACCGAAGTGGATCGGCTTGGCCCACTTGCGGTGGGCCTGGATCTTGGCCCTCTCGTCCATGCTGTAGAGGTGCTCCCGCTCCGGCTCCAGCTCCCCCGTCACGAAGGGGATGAACCAGTCCACCGGCATATCGCGGCGCTGGATGGCATCGAGGCAGACCACCTCATCCCGCTCACGATTGACCTGCCACCAGATGATGCAGGTGGTGTCGAGCCCGAAGTCCCAGCTGCAGTAGAGCAGCGCATTGGGATCATACTCCCGCTGCTCCCGCCGCACTCCCTGCCACCCCGGGTAGACCAGATCCCCCTGGTCCACGTAGGGATCCATCTCCAGCTCCTGGAGGATCTCCTCCCGCGTCTTCCGCTCCAGCTGCCGCTGGTACCAGGCCTCATCCTTGCGGGGATGCAGGCGCCAGTGCAACTGGAGGCGGGGAATCTGCTCCGACTCCCAGAGGCGCCAGAACAGGTTGTCGGCACCGTTGACAGTGGACACGGCGATGCGGCACCGGGTGGCCTCAGAGGCAGAGCGCCAGGCCCGCTCCTGGGTGTTCTTCTCCCAGTGCGCCAGCTCGTCGATGAAGATCACCGAGAACCGCCCCTGGCGTCCAAAGTTCCCCTGCGACGACTCCCCCTTGATGGCGGAGCCGTTAGCGGGATTGATCAGCTTCATGTGGAACCGGTGCTTGCGCGGCAGGAACCCCTCAGGCTTGAGCCAGCTGGGCAGCCGCTCCAACATGTAGTCGAGCCTGCCGAAGTGGGAATCCACGAGGCGATTATCCACCAGGTCCTCAGTGCGGGATCCGATGAGAGCTTGAAAACCTTGGTCGAACAGCCAGTGCCAGAGCAGCCAGGCCATCGCTACCCAGCTGGCACCCATGTCGCGAGACTTCAGGATGATTCCATCCTCCTGGTTGCGGTAACGCTCCTCGTACCAGCGGATGAGATGCACCTGGAACTCGTAGAGGATGAAGGGGAGATGCGGCGTCTTGCCACTCTCCAGTTCACGAGGGTCGAAGGTCCACAGTGCGAAGTTGCAGAACCAGGCTGGATCCTCGCGACAACGGCGGCTGATCTCCTCGCGCAGCATGGGATCCCGGTGCGCCTGCACCGTGAGGAGGCCACGCTCCCGCAGCGTGGGTGGGCGGTCCGGGATCAGGATCCCGCCTCGTGGAGACGTGCTAGCCACCGTGCCCACTCCTCCTCCGATGCATCATCCGGCGGCAGGGCTCCCATGAGCTCCTGATCCCGCTCCTGCCGCTGCTCCGTCTCCCGCATGATCTCCCGCGTCATGGTGGTGGTGGAGAGCTTGACGATACCGACTCGGTCCAGCCAGGTCTCGATAGCCTTGAGCTTGATCTCCTGGCGCCCTTCTTGGAGCAAGTTCACGAATTGTTCCAGCACCAGCGGGGCCAGGACCGCCAGATCCTCCAGCACCCTGGTGCGCAGGGTGGCGAGGTTGCGGAGCTCCTTCTCCTGCTGTTCCGCATCATAGAGCTGGGCCTGCTCATACCAGCGATCCTCGCGAGACCACCGGTACAAGAGCTCCTTGTTGGTGGTGGGAATATCCCGCCGCAGCCCCAGGCTGCCATCAGGATCACGACGGCGGCGGCTCACGTACTCCCGCCAGAGCCCTTCCACACTGCGCCGGGGGCCCATGGCCAGGAAGTCGGTGAGGG